AGGACTTTAATTTCTCGATGTGTTTGAGTATATTTGAACACATTTTGAGTGGCAGCTAACAGCGATGAAATTGACAGGATTTGAGTCTAACAAAATTAATTCCGATATGATAAATCACCCTAGCCACTATAACTTGCCTAATCGTAAAGAATGTATTGATGAAATGATTGACATTTACGGGCTTAAGGATGTGGCTAAATGGTGTGAAATTACTGCATACAAGTATAAATATCGTGCCGGGCATAAAGGTTCTGCAACTGAGGATATGAGCAAGGCAGCATGGTACACAGTCAAGGCTTGCGAGCTTAAATCTAAGCGCAGATGGAAGATTTTCGGCAAGATTGTTTATAAATTCATGCCAATGTTTCTTAAGGGCCTGTATACATGGATAATTTTATTTTGTATGTTTTACGGAATACTCTTTTCTGACCGATGCTCAATGGTAGTCTCAATAGTGTTTTTAGTTCTTGCGTGCATAGCTGAGTCGGTATTGAAAGAAAATGAAGATAATTAGATTTTGAGGTGTAAATCATGTTTGTACTAAAAATTGCAACAACAGTATGGCTGACATTAATTGCGCTTGGAATGACAAGTGCCACATTAAACGAAAAAGAGACAGTTAGCTCGAGACTTTTCGGCGCTGCGGTAATGCTCGGTCAAATACTTGCCATAGCTTTCATGTGGCAATAGATATAGGGCATTCGCCAAGCGGTAAGGCACAGCACTTTGACTGCTGTATACGTTGGTTCAAATCCAACATGCCCTGTTCGGGGTTTACTTGGTTCCCCCGACATTGGACTTAGTAGTTCCTTTCGCCCTCATAGTGGAAAGCTGTTAAGAGCCGTCACAAGGCTCGTGAGGGGTTAATCGTGTATAATCCCACAATACATGAGCGTGAAAATCAACCTGTCGTAAAGACATCTGTAACAGGCAGAGTAGACATATATACCCCCTTTAATTGTTAAACTAGGGCAACTCAAATCATATGAGTCTTAGGTGAGGTGCAATCCCTCACATGTCCTTTGCTGTAGGTTTCGTTAGTTCTTTTCCTACAGCACATACATATTTATATCTTATATTTCAGGAGGGCGTTGCCACTCCTTAGACTTCACCCTCATTAACGGCATGTAGCTCAGTGGTAGAGCAGTCAGCTATTAGCTGATTTGTCGCGGGTTCGATTCCCAACCTTGCCGATTTAGTAGTGTTAGTAGCACTACGTAGCCTTGAAGTACAAAAGGCTATTCGTGGCGACAATCAGTGTTGCCACGGCGCGTGCCGATATGGGATAAAGGTATTCCAGTAGCTTGCTAAGCTATCCAACAGAAATGTTGTTCGTGTTCGATTCACGATGTCGGCGCTAGTCGGGGGACACCGACTATTGATGTGTATACAAAAGGGTAAGTAACGGATGGTCAGGAGACAGGCATATGGATTAAAAACATTTGGGTTTTGCCTATGGGTTCGATTCCCTCCAACGTAAAGAGTGCACGCTTTATGTGTGGTTCAAATCCACACCGCATCAATCATACGTCGGTTTAGTGCGAGCTGTTATATCTTGAATAGCGGTTGCGTAATGCTGATGGTCTGCAATATAGCAGTTTCGGAAAAATAAAAGAAAACACACAAAAACAAGTTGCTAGTAGGTACGCGCGGCCGAAAGCAATGGGGTGAGACACTTCAAAATTCTGTAATGTGTTTTGGGAAACCTTTTGATGGAGTGTATCTTGCCTTTTCAAAAATTCGGTAAAATCAGTTGCCTAGTGATTGCAACACGAAAAGCGGAACCGTGACCGCCTGACAGCTGTTTTTATATAAATCACGGAGTTATCGGTACGGAGGTAATTTATGAATTTTAATGAACTTTTTGTAGACAAATCAAAGACACTTATCATAAATACTGATTTAGCACTTGTTTTAGGAGATTTAAACGAAGCAATAGTGTTAAATCAATTAAATTATTGGCTGGGAATTAACAGAAAAGCCGGTAAAAATTTTATTGACGATAGATATTGGGTATATAACTCTTACAGTGATTGGAAAGCTAAAGATTTTCCATATTGGAGTGAAAAGACAATACAGAGAACATTTACAAGGCTTGAAAATAAAGGAGTCGTTGTATCTGCTAATTATAACAAATTGGGTATTGATAAAACAAAGTGGTACACAATAGATACTGAAAAATTACAAGAGCTTGTGGATGAATTTAATTCCGATGAGGACAAAATGACAAATCGACAAGACAATATGACAGACCGACAGGACAAAATGACCTGTCGAGAAGGACAATGTGACAGACCATTACCAGAGATTACTACAGAGAATATAAACAGAGACTATAATTCAGAGATTACGGGAGAGGTACATACATCTGTTTCCGAGAAACAGACGGCAAGAGTTACCCAACAGGATATGCAAGCAAAGAAAGACGATATGCTCTATAGATTCTCTGAAATCTGCGACAACAGTATTGAAAACAAGACAGTCGGAGAAGTAGTCAAAAACGCATTTTGCAGATACATGAACCTGTACGAAACATATTTTTACAAGGTTCACCCAATCTTGACCGATAAGACTCTGACTAATGTATGCCTGTCGCTTTCTAATGTGACCGATACAGAACATAATCACTTTGAGTGGACAGATGTTTACCTAACAGACAAAACAGGGCTTACTGGGCTTGATAGAATGGTTAATGAGCATTTCAGACGAACACATAGAAGAGAGACTAACTACTCGATAACACATTTTGCTAAAAGCGACTATCTGCTACAGTTGGCTCAAGGCATTATAGAGTACTAAACGGAGGTATAAATATGGCAAAGGGAGTTAAGACACGAAATATTGATTCATTCCGAGAGGGATTGATGGAATACGCATATGGAAGATGCTCACAGGCGGAAGCAGCAAAGATTGCCGGTATGAGCGTGCCGACATTTAGGAAGTACGCAAATATGCATTTTTTAGGTATTCCGTTTCCTGACACGCTGTTTAAGGCAAAGGAAGAGTGAGAAGCATGTGTGAATTTTGCGAAAAGAAATTTAATGAACATAATTTAGCGTTTGAGGTAAAAGAACTGTCTGAAAGAAAAGAAAGCAAATACAATGAGGGCTACTATACCGGAATACAGGCATATGTTGACATTGAGGACAGCACACTAAATATATTTGCTTGCCTTGACAACAAGAATATAAAGCCTTTAGGCATGACTAAATCTGTAAAGATTAATTACTGTCCTATGTGTGGTGAAAAATTGAGAGAGGACTAAGTATGTGTGAGTTTTGTTGCAAAATAGGAAAATTGGAAAAAATCAAGCAAGGAGCTTTTAGAGGCGGATATTATCCCGAAAAAAATGAAACACAAATTGTTGAATTTGAAAATGCATTTCATTTATTTTTCGGATGTAGTGACCCTTTTATGTCTGGAATTGAAATTGAAGATATAAAATTTTGCCCTATCTGTGGTAGAGAGTTGGTGTAGTAATGGCGGAACCTTTAAGTAAATTAGCAGAAAAATGTAAAAGTTGCCCTAAATCTGAAAAATGCGACCATAAAAGAATGGAGTTATGCGCTTTAGCGGATTTGCCACCACAAAATCTTGCAAGTGCTACACAAGGCATTTTGATGGACAATATGTCGCCTGTATTGAGGGAAGAAATAAAAAGCCCTTTAAGTCCATTTAGGTACAAAGACGAATTAGAAAAAGCAATAAATGATTCCCATTTCGGAAATATGTTTATGTATGGTGCTTAGAAAGCTGGTGAAATAATGGAAGAAACTATTTTATATATTTCAAAATCGGAACAGGATATACAAAGTTTTCTGAAATATCTTCAATCAAAGCTAAAAGCAGAACAAAAGGAATGTACCCTAGATGAAAAACACGATATTTTAAAAGTGCCAAAATATTACGATATTGTCGGAAAGAGCGTTCACGGCACCATGCTTGGTGTAGGCTATGGATATTGCAAATATTATTGTTTTTCGGGAGCGTATGATAGAAATAAATACAGCAATGCAGAAAATGAAAAACTTAAAGAAATTCTTATGCACACAAGAGAGGGTGCGGAGAGAATATCTGGACTTGATATTTTGTGTATGCTAGGGTTGGTTTAAAAGGCGGTGGAAGAATGAGTAATATACATAGATTCAAAGTAGAACCAATAGAAGGACACAAGACATGTGCTAAAGTTACAGTTGATGGCAAACAGTGCTTATGCAGTTCATATAAAATAGAACATTATGCCGGGGACCTTCCAATGGTTAATATAAACCTTATTGCTGATGTACAATATGAGCAAGACGCAGAAATCAACATTGTAAACTTGCACGAAATAGCTTCACTGATAGACAAGAAAACATTCAAGGAATTTTGCAGAGTTTGGGAGGAAATTCACGATGAAGCATAGCAAAGAATGGCGCACTTGCGACAGGTGCGGAAAAGAGATAATACACTACGATGAAAAATATGCATATATCAAAACAAGAGAGATAAAACCTCTTCACGAAAAAAGCATATGCACAGCCGAAGATTTAGCAAAGGAAGTGTTTCCAATGGCTATATGGAGAGATAATATCCAATACGATTTATGCCCTAAGTGCAGGAAAGAGTTCAAGAGGTTTATGAAAAATGGAGCATGAAAGAAAATGGTGCACTTGCGATAGGTGTGGTGCAGAAATTAAAAAAGGAATACTGTGTGGAAATTCGGTTACAAAGAACGGAATTTTTAATACCACATACGACTTGTGCTATAAGTGCATGGAAGATTTTGAGAGGTTTATGAGGAATGAACAACATTGACAATCCTTTATCAGGGTATCAATCGCCGCCTGAAGAAGCATTGAGAAATTTTGGAATAGATATTTCAAGAGAAATAGTAGAAAAATATGCTTTGGAAAATTTTGGCAGACTGCCGCAAAGCCATATTGAAATGACTTCTGCTAGGGACTCTAAAATAATTGAAGAAACAAGGAGATTTATGAGGAATGAAGAAATCAAGAAGTAAAATAATCATTAAAACAAGAGCTGGCGGTTACACAAAGATTTATGCCAATGGAAAATGGCAGAAGAAAGTATGTGTCATTGATTATCATGCAGAATGCAGTAACAAAGATGGTATAAAAGTTACTTGCGAATTTGATAGATTGAAAACTGATAAAAATAGTTCGGTTATCTACGATGAAGCTAAAAAAGATTTTGCAAAAGAACACATAGTTGCAAGGATTTAAGGAGAGCATTTGAGAAATGAGCATGGCAGAAGTAATTAAATCAATAGAGCGTGAAGCGTTTAGAGAAGCACAATCGCACGAAATAGGCGGTAGAAATGGCGAGCCTATAGAAACATCCGAATTTCATGATACGACTATTGACATTGATATTTCAGTCGATGCAGTCAATGAGTATGCAAAATCAATTTTAGGCAGATACCCGGAAAATAATTATGAATTTTCAAGAGCATTAGCAATGAAAATTCTAGAGGAAACAAAATCATTAGCGAATAGTGAGGGGAAGAAGTGAGATTATGAAAATAATTAAAAAGGGCGATTTGAACATAGCCAAAAAACCACTAAGATTTAAATGCAAGAATTGTTGGACGATTTTTGAAGCGATTGAAGAAGAATATATATACTGTGGCGACCAACGAGAGGGCGATAACTGGAAGTGTGAATGTCCTTTGTGCCACAAAATGGTTTATTACAGCTAAAATAATAATAGCTGATTATCAGCAGAAAAGAGACTTTATGAAAAATTTTTTTAAAACCATTATTCCCATTATTGTTATTGTTGTTGGCATTGTTGCACTGATATTATTTTTAAGCTGGGCTAATAAAACCGAAAAATACGAATGTGAAATAGAAGAGATACAAAGCGGGATTTATGCTAGATATCAAAGTACAGCTTCAAGTACCCCTGCTTACAACTATGAGATAATTACAGTTTGCATAAATGGACAACTGATAACCTACGAGGGAAACGTTGAATTTATTTTTGTAGAGAATGAGAATAAAATCAAAGTCACAGAAAGACCTAATATAGTTCACAGCGATAAAGTCATTGTCTATACTTCAAAAGACAGTGTTGAATACTTAGGAACTGTAGGAATTGGCAAATAAAAATTTTACCGACTACGGACTAATTGTAGTTGCTGACCTTAGAAAGATAAAGGTTGATAAAACACAGAAAAGGAGACAGAGAACATGAAGAAGTTATTTGTAAGTGTGCCGATGAAAGGCAGAACAGAGGAAGAAATCAAAGCAAGTATTCAGAAAATGAAAAAGATTGCTGAAATATACGAGGGCGAGGAATTAGAGCTTATCGACAGCTACATTGAGGATAACCCGCCTAAAAACAGCAAAGAAGCTGTATGGTATTTAGGTGAGAGCCTTAAGAAGCTGGCACAGGCTGATGTATTTATCGGAATTGATGAAGCATATGATTGGAATGACTGTAGTATTGAAAAAGATACAGCGTATAGATATGGCATTAAAATGTATATAGTTCAAGCGAGGGACGTAATTGATAATTATAATATGCTTTTACAGATATCAAATCCTATTTGCTTTGACGCAATGCCAACATTCTAATAAAAATTTTACCGGCTAACAAATGGAACTAGTCACTACTCTAAATAGTGGGAAGGACGAATGACCATGATAAAAACTGTTATAGCGATTGTAATTATAATTATATTTGCCGTATGCGAAATCATAAATTTTATAAACTACAAGTTTTATTCAGAACTTATCGACGCAAAGTACAACAGAAACACAAAGTACAAAAAGTCTGGACACTTAACCCTTAAAGAAGTTAAGGAAAGATGCTATCCACAATACAGATATGCGGTAGTAAATGTTGAATTTAGCAATTATCCATCATGGATTTGTAAAAATATTGAAGAGGCAAGAGAAAGGGTAAAAGATAGTTGCCAAAGATTGTATATTGTAGACTTTGAAGATGTGATATAGTTACACAATGATTTGTAGCGAACATAGCGTTGAAGAGATAATGATTAAAACAACAGAGTAATATATTACCGCCGTATAAGTGACTTACGGCGTTACCCTAAAAAGTTAAATGTAAAAGATTATCGGGTTAGGAGTGATATTATGAATATAATAAAAATTCCTCTTGAACACAAAATGTTTAATGAAGAATTTAGCGGTTCGTTAGAAAATTTTATTTATGATGAATTTGCATTGGTATATACCTTGAATGCCGAAATGACTTTGGTCTTTGCTGTGTTTTTTCATTCTAATGACATAGGAGATATAAGCGGAACGGAGATACAACTTGTTAGACGAGGAAATGAATGGATAAAAGGCATAGCATACCAAATCGAAGTAGATGGAAGTCAGCATGATGGTATGACTGTTTATTGCAGTAGCGAAGAAAAGAAATATACCGAGATAGGGCACGACATAGCACAATTAGTTCTCAGAACGATGGTATACATAATGAATACCCCAAGGAATAAAATCATAAACCCCAAAACCTCAAAAGAGAAAAAAGAGGAAATAGGGAAAACGACAAGAATTACTAACAGTAACACAGATAAGATTTATTTGTTGGATGAAATTGTCGAATATGTGAATGAAAACGGATTAACAATATTACCCGGGAAACATATTATAAATTGTCCTTGTTGGAGTGTAAGAGGACATTACAGACATTATAAAAGTGGTAAAGTAGTATTTATAAAAAATTACGAAAAAGGGAAAGAAAAAGGAAAAGTCAAGCCAAAAGACAAGACTTACACAATTTGAAAGGTGAGAATTTGATATGCTTAAAGAAAAAATTAAGATATTTATTATTAAACGTCGCTTAAGAAGAGAATATAAAAACCTTGACGAACATAAAAAAGCTGAACTTGACAGATTCAGCGAATGCGCATTTAAAATATTAAGGGAATATTTCCCAAATCTTTCAGAAGAACAATATTGCCATCTATATAGCAAAATCACAGGTTTATTAGAAGCGAAAATTTTTGATTTGACAACAGATAAATCATGGGTATCATATAGAGACAATGGAAGACTTTGGCGTGATTTTGCATACATATGTGATTTTTTAAAATCTGAGCAAGAGACAGACGAAGACTCTTTCAAGAAGATTTCTTTAGAAAGGAAAAATGACGATGGACAATCTTGTATTTAAGAAAGCCAATGTTCCGGTGGCGGTTGCTGCGAAAGCTCTGAATGTTGACGCTCAGACAGTACGTTTGCTATTGCAGAATAAGCTTGTTGATTGGGGAATAGCTTATAAAAGACCGGGAAGTAACCAATACAGTTACATAATTTATTCTAAAAAATTTTATGAAGTGACTGGATTCTATTACGGAGAACAATCATAAAATATCAGAACCGTTGCATATAAGTTTGCAACGCTACCCTAAAACAGTTATAGGCAGAGGTCTATAAGCACCTTTGCTTTTTAAAAGTGGAGGTGCTTTTTTCATGGCTAGTCAAAGCCTTATTTCCACAGTTGATAGTTACAAAAATTACATAGAGAGAAATGGAATAGACGAGCAAGTAATTAATGCCTATGTAGACGCTTGTAGTGTAGCCATAAACGGCGAGAAAGATATTGAGTATGGACTACAACTCACCAAGAGGGCAAAAGAGCTTATAGAGGACTTCTGCACGGCTAAAACAGGTGGTACTATTTGGGATTTGGATTATTACCATTTCAAGCACGAGACTACACCATATGACTTAGTTAATCACTATTTTGATTTATTCCTGATGGAAGCTCACTATAAGTTTGAGAGCTTTATGATTTACATGGAAAAAAATCGTCCACCATGGGAAAGATTTTATTTGCCGAGAAGAAATCCTTTGAGCCAAGTTGCACAGCTCATTCAAGATTTGTACGATGACAAACTTGATGAGGGCATGGTATTCTGCCCCGGACGTATCGGAAAGACTCAAATCGTTAAAATGGGTAATTTGTGGTTTGGCTCAAACAGGCCTGAGAGGTCAAATCTATATTCGGCATATTCCGACAAGATAACCGGAGGATTTTACGATGGAACATTAGAAATGGTAAATGACCCAACGTACACCTACAAAGATATTTACCCTAAAATTGTAGAGAAAAAAGCTATCACAGACGGAAAAGACCTTACGATAGACTTCTTGCGTAAAAAGACATACCCAACATTTACCATGCGCTCTATATACGGAACACTGAACGGAGCATGTGACTGCGATGGCTTGGGAGTATATGACGATTTATTTAGTGGTATTGATGAAGCGTTAAGCGAGGATAGACAGGCTACAGTTTGGGGAAAGTTTGATAATAACTTTATGCCGAGAATTAAGCCCGGCAAAGCGAAGCTGTTAGGAATAGGCACGAGATGGGCACCGAAAGATGTTCAAGGGCGCAGATTAGAATTGCTTGCAAATAATCCTGAATATAAAGACATACGTCATAGAGAGGTTATAATTCCGGCACTCAATGAAAACAATGAGAGTAATTTTGATTATCCCTACAAATTAGGATATTCCACATTGGATTATAAGCGCAGAATGGCTTCATTTGAAGATAATGACGATATGGCTTCATGGTTCGCCCAATATCAGCAAGAGCCGATAGAAAGAAAAGGTCAGATGTTCAATATTGACAACATGAACTTTTTTGACCCGGCAGAAATTGAGGGAATAAGACCTGATAGAATTTTTTCGGCAAACGACCCGGCATATGGCGGTGGAGACTTTGTATCAATGCCGATTTGCTATGAGATTGAAAAGGAATACTATATCGTGGATGTTGTGTATAACGATGGCGATAAGGATATAACAATTCCCGAAGTAACAAGCAGAATGGAAAGCCACTTAGATAAATTCCCGAATAAAACAGCAGAGGTACATTTTGAGGAAACAAAAACAACATCTGCCTACCGTTTGGAGTGCGAGAAAGTATGGAAGAAAGATTGCTACCCGATATTGACAAGCCATGATCCGGCAGATAACAAAACCGCAAAAATGGACAGAATTAAAAATCATGCGCCGGATATAAGAAAACTGCATTTCATAAAGCTTGAAAGACAAACTAAGGAATACAAGAAATATTTTCAAAACGTTCTTTCTTGCACATATGAGGGCAAAATGAAACATGATGATGGCGTGGATTCTACTGCGCAGTTGTGCGATATGATTTTTAGGGAAAAGCGGATAGCAAAGGTTGAAGCAGTACACAATCCGTTCAGAGGAGGGCTTTATTAATGAATACAAAAACTTACTTAAATCAAATTAGCAGATTAGATAAAATGATACAAAACAAGCTGTCTGAAATATACAGGCTTAAAACAATAGCATGTAGCGTTACTGTTTCAACGGACAAAGAAGCGGTTGATGTTTCATCTGACAAAGATAAGCTAGGCAGTACAGTAACTAAAATTGTGGACTTGGAAAAAGATACAGACAGACTTGTTGATGAATTTATGAGAAAAAGAAATCATATTATCAGCCAAATTGATAGTATGGAGAATACTGACTATTATCATGTGCTGTCAATGAGATATGTCAATCAAAACACTTTTGAAGAAATCGCCCAGGCTACAAATTGGAGCATAAGAAAGATATTTACAATCCACGGCAGAGCCTTGCAAGAGTTTGAAAGGCTTTACGGAAAAGAATATCTTGAAAATGTGCAGTAGTGTGCATAGTTTTGCATATCATTGCATATATACACTTAAAAAATTGACAGTTATAATATAACTATGAAAAAATCGTAATTCGTTCATTGCGAAAATCTCTTTTAGAAATAGCACTCACAGATTGTGGGTGCTATTTTTAGTGAATCGAGGGTGACATGAATAATCAGAATATTAATATTGTTCCAACAGGAAAACGAAGTGTAATGTGCCCTCGTTGCGGAAAGCTATTAACGTGGGTAAATAAAAACGACAAGAAGCACCACAAAGTAATGTGTACGCACTGCCGTAAATGGATATGGTTTTGGGCTGGCACACAAGAATTTCAGATAAAAGAGGTTCCGCAGAGAACTTCTGCAAGTGGCATGAGGTTTTATTGATGTATAGATATGCTCATAAAAACGTAAGACCTTTTTCGGCTGTCTGTCAGAATAATTACGGCAGACAAGTTATTTTCACACGTAAAAGGCAAATCACAAAAAACAACATAATCGAAGAACTGAATAAAGCACTTGCGATTCACGAGCAAAACGCTATTGAGATTGAGTATCTTGACAGATACTATCGTGGTGACCAACCAATTTTGTATCGGCAGAAAGTGAACCGCCCGGAAATCAATAACAAGATTGCCGTAAATCTTGCGTATGAGCTTGTCGAGCGCAAAACCGCAGAAATGTGTGCCGAGCCAATTCAATATGTGCTACGTGGCACTGATAACCATAAGTCGGAAGAAATCACACAGCTTAACATTACAATGGACTCGGAAAGCAAACAGGAGTGCGATATAGACATACATCGTTGGAGAAGTATATGCGGTACCGGCTACAGATTCATCGGTAACGATGATGGACAAGGGCAGTTGCTTGATGAAAGCGATTTTTACTTATCTTCTGAAAATCCAATGTATACGTTTGTAACATACTACTCAAACGGACGTCCGGCATTCTCTTGTCAAATAGGAGAGGACGAGAACGGAGCAAACATATACTATGTGTTCACTGACAATGAGTGGTTTGATATTCGTAACGACAAGATTTATGCAAGCGGAGTAAACGGAAATAGAGCAATTCCGGTGATTGAATATCCAAACAATGCAAGGCGGTTATCCGACATTGAAATGACTATTGCAATCACAGACGCTATTAACGTGCTTACATCGGACAGAATTAATGGAGTCGAGCAATTTGTATCTGCATGGGTGAAGTTTGTTAATTGCGAGATTGACATAGATACATTCAGAAAAATGAGACAAGAGGGAGCATTGGTAGTTAAATCCAACAATGGTTCAGATAACAAAGCTGATGTTGATGTAATGACGAGCGAACTTAATCAGACAGAGGGACAAGTGGTATTCACAGACCTTTTTGAAAGATTTTTAAGTATTCAAGGTCTTGCAAATCGTCAGGGCAACACAGGCGGTGACACCGGTTCTGCCGTAGAACTGAGAAACGGACATTACGATGCCGGACTTAGGACAGCTATTAATGAGCCCATTCTCAAGAAATCAGAGAGAATGGCGCTTAGGCTTATTCTTAACAGGCTGAGAATTAATAAAGGCTTTACGCTTATGCCTAGTGATGTTGAGATACACATTAATCATAATAAGCTAGATAACATGCTTGTTAAGGCAGAGGTGCTTGAAATATTACTTAGGTGCGGTATCAATTACAAGAGAGCTGTCAAGACGATTGACATGTTTAGCGACCCTGAACAAGTCACTCTTGAAAGTGCTAAGCGCATGAAAATGTTATTCCCGGAAGAACAGCCGACAACAGCTACACCTAACAATAATAACGATGATAAGAACAATGGAAAGACAGCCGATGAATAATTGGCTGTCAATTTATTTTGGAGCTTGATATGGCAGACGAAATCCACACACTTAACAAAAATGAAATACAAGACATAGATTATGACACATATTTTGGCGAGATGGATTTATCTGACGAGGAAAAGGAAGATAGAAAAAAACTTGCTGAAAAGTTTGAAAAAATCTTTGTTATGCTATTTGCTTTGTTATCCGGCAAGGAAGAAACAGAGATAACAACTATCACTAAAGAATTTATTATCAGATATGAGAGCATTGCCACGCAGTATTGTAAGGCAAAGAAAACACCCTCATATATTACGGATTATGCCCGGTACATTGTGAATGAGGTAGTTGACGCTACCACACAAAATACCGAAGTAGAGTATTTTACTTCACAGAAAAGAGCAAAAAATGTAGCTGCGAATGAAGCTAATACAGTTGGCAATTACAGACTACAAACTGAAATGGTAAAACAGGGCTACAAAACAAAAGAGTGGCGCTCAAAAGAAGATTCACATGTCAGACCTACACATGCAGAAGTTGATAGAAAGAGAATTGATATTTTTGAGCCGTTTGAGGTTGGAAATTCACTGATGATGTTTCCCAAAGACCATTCTTTAGGGGCGCAGGTAAAAGAAATAGCAGGGTGCAGATGCAGTCTTAAATATTACAAATAATGAGCAACTTGTAAGGAAACTTATAGGTTGCTTTTTATTATACAAAATTTGCAGTTGTGCGTTAAACAACAGAAAAACTCGGCGGGAGCGACCCGCGATAACAAAAGCGTGAGTTACGGAGGTAATTGAAATGACAAGAAATGATGTTTTGAAGCTTTTCCCCGATGCAACGGATGAGCAGATAACAAATCTGCTTAACAAGAGCGGTGAGGAAATGGCAAGAGAGAAAGAGAAAGCCAATCAGTATAAAGCTAAAGCCGACAAGGCTGACGAGCTACAGGCACAGCTTGACGATTTACAAGCGGGCAACATGACGGAGCTTGAAAAGGCAAATAAAGCCTTAGATACAGCCAATCAGCAGATAGCCAAGCTACAGAAAGATAATGCTGTCAGAGATTTACGAGAGAGTGCAATGTCTGATTTTGGCATTACTGCCGAACAGGCAAAGACAGTAGTAAAAGAGGATGGCTCTTTTGACACGACATCACTTGGCAAGATTATTTCCGACATGAAAGCCAATGCGATAGCGGAGTATGAGAAGAATGCACTCAAAGATACTCCTAATCCAAGCAATGGCGGTAACAATAATGAACCCGACTCAAAGCCAGCAGATGTAGCAAATGCAGAACAAATCTCATTCGGTACAGTTGCAAGTACAGAGAGTCAAAACAGCTATGTAATTTAAAACAGGAGGTAGAACGATGGGAAAGCCAATCGTAAGAGACTTTACACAGGGTAAAGGAATTTTAAAATTTTTCCCTTATGAGGGTGCAGCGTGCCTTGTACCACAGACTATGGTAACAAGCACAGATGGAAAAGGAATGAAGATTGTACCGGCCGGCACACCATTCCCAAGCAATGGCGCAGAGTGCAAGGGTTATCTGTTACACGATGTAGATGTAACAATGGGTGACGCACCTGGAACATATGTATATCAGGGAACTATTGATTGGGAGAAAGTTAAGACACTTTCAATCGCAGATAAAGCTAGAACTGCAACACCTAGAGTTACTTTCTATGGCGCGCCAAAGATTGTAGCAAGTCAGGTCTAAAAGGAGGTAGAAGAACATGGCATTACCATTAGCAGAAGCATTTACAGCGAGAAGCCTCGGTGTAATGTGGGATAACTACAAAAAGACATTAGGAACTGCCCCTTATCTTGGCAGACAGAAATTTGGAACACGTAAACAGGACTCACTCGACCTTAGATTTATCAAGGGTAAGAACGGACTGCCGGTATCACTCAAAGCTTCAAACTTTGATGCACAGGCAGAGTTAAGAGATGTTGGAGGCTTCTCTGACATTCAGAACTCAATGCCATTTTATCGTGAGGGATATATGGTAACAGAGAAAGAGGAACAGGAGTATGACAATTACAGAACTTCTGAAAACTCTAGCCTTGCCAATAACGTATTACGTGAAATCTCTAAGAAACCAATGATGTTAATTGAGGGTGCATTAGTTGTACCGGAGAGACAGATTTGGCAGTTACTTGCACCTACAGATGGTGTACCAAAGGTAAAGGTTGTACTTGGCGATAAGAACTATGTCGTTGATTACACAGCCGACAATGGCGCAGAGCATAAGGAAAAGCACTTTAAGTCAATTACCGGCACAAGCGCATGGGATAAGCCTACTACATGTGCACCACTTGATGACCTTATCACAGCTTGTAGAGACTTTGCAAAGGCTACAGGCTACTCACTTACACGTTTCACAATGAATACAGAGACTTGGGAAATGGTGCTTAAGGCAGAGGACACAAAGAAACAGGTACTCGGTATCACTGCTTACAATGGCGGTATTAGATTACAGCAAGGACAGGTTACTGAATACCTTAGAGGATATGGTATCGAGATTGAAGTATACGATAAGCTCTATGTTGACGAGTCAGGACAGACACAGTACTTTGTGCCAACAGGTATTGTATCTGCACAGTCTGCCGGAGTATTCCTTGGCGATTACACATTCGGCAAGACACCAGAGGAAAGAAGCGGAAGTATCACAGACGGAAGCCTCTCACTTGTTGAGACCGGTGTATCTGTATACACATATGCTACAAATCATCCTATCAATACTCACTGTATCGTATCTATGATTGGATTACCTACATTCGAGGGTATGGATAGCGTTATGGTTCTCAAAGTTAAGGAGGATTAAGGCTTATGATAGCAACGCACTCTATAAAGCATGATGGAGTGTGGTATAAAGTCGGAGACAAGGTGCCGGAAAGCAATAGCAATTCGGTGCCTTCTGATTTTATGAACCCACCTGAAACACCATACGCAAAGACGAAAATTAACAGAATGTCAACAGCCGACCTAAAGAAGCTTGCGAGCGAAAATGGTATTGAAAATGCCACAGAAATAAATGGCGGTGACTTGAAGAAAATGTTAATTGAAAAGTTTGGATTATAAGGAGCTTGGCATGGAATACACCGCATTGGAGCAAGTCAAAATCAGACTTAAACAATTTCATATTGATACAGTCACGAACGATGATGATACAACATCTGATGTGGTAGTGTTCGATAAAAAGGAAGATAACCCACTCATTGAACAGCTCATTAAACAAGCCACGGAAGATGTGAAAGCGAAAAGGTGTTATCCGGACACTTTCACTGATGATGATATAACTGCCGACTTAAAGCAGTTTGAGAATGTTGTTATCAATCTTGCTGTCTACGACCATTCACAAGCCGGTGAGAACTACATGAGCGCATTGAGTGAGGGCGGAGTGAGCCGTACATGGAAAGACAGAGATAAGCTGTTTGTCGGAGTCTTCCCTTTTGTCAAAGTGCTATAAGCGAAAGAAGATTGTGCGTTACCAATATGGTAGCAGGCGGTACACATTAAGTGGTGGTGGGCGGTGTACCAATTACCAAAGACGAAAGGCTGTAAGATGAATAATTTAATCTATCAGACATACATTATTGCCTTGCCAATTGTCCTGACAGCGCTTTTGGGTTATATTGTTTGGCTTTTACAAGAACAGAAAAAACAAAAAGCAATAGACACAAAAGAAAGAAACGAGCGCATTGAAGAGGAAAAGAAGCTACGACAAGCAAACGGAAAAGGTACAATGTTACTCTTACGAGTACAGCTTATCGAATACCACGATAAGTACATGAAGCTTGGCGAAATTCCCTCATATGCGTATCAGAATTTTTGCGAGATGTATGACGCATACCACGCACTTGGCGGTAATGGCATGGTAACAAAAATGAAAAATGAGATTGAGGAAATCCATTTAGGCAAAGGAGGTAAAAACTGATGGACTTTACACAAGTACCTACAGTAGTTGCTATTATGGTAATTACTTATTTAATCGGATATGCTTCAAAGCAGATACCACAGGTTAAAGATAATGTTATTCCTATTATCGTAGGTGTAGCCGGTGGAGTACTCGGTATTGTTGGGATGTTTGTAATTCCCGGTTATCCGGCAGACAACATTCTTGATGCAATAGCAATTGGCATTGTGTCGGGCATGGCAAGTACCGGTGTTAATCAGATTTACAAGCAGATAAAGAAAAATGCTTGACATTAATAAACAAGCCATGAAATACGCGGTTCAAGGTCAAACAGTCACAGTCTACGAAAAAGACGAGGACGGAAATCTAAAGTTTTACGAAACAGAGGACGGAGAGAAAATATATTACACCCATGAAGAAACAGGCTTTTCGGAACCGATTGATTTTCGAGCGAATATATCTTTTGACGGAGGAGAAGCGCAGAACAAGGAATATGGCTTTAATACGGCTGATTTTGATGCTGTTTTGCTGACAGACAGAGGAGAATACCCTTTTAAAAAAGGTGACGTTATTTGGCTCGATAGCGAGCCTGCAAAAGGCGAAAACGGATTAGTTGATTCAACTTCCGCAGACTTTACAATAGTGGGAGTAAAACCCTCTCTCTACTCAGTTAAATACATGCTCAAAGCAGTTGTGAAAGAAGTGTAATTATGAAGATTGACGTTTCTCTGACAGAAAAATCTATACAAGATGCGATAGACAAGCTTGAAAGATACAAAGACCGCTTACAAGACAAGTGCATAGCGTTTGTCGGAGAGCTTGCTAGTAATGGTATAGCTGTAGCGCAAGCAAATACAGGCAATTTCGGACACTATATTACATTTAGTTACGAAATTAAAGACACAACAGACGGCTGTAGAGCTATTATTCTTGCGACAGAAACAGGGCAGATACAAAGTACATGGCAGACGGCAGATGGACTTAAAACAGTTGATGTATCGCCTTTGCTTATGGCTGAATACGGCTCAGGCTGGAAAGCTAAACCACATTTCAATGACGCAAGGGGCGGTCAGGGCACTTTCCCGGGACAGACACACGCATTCGATAGTGAGGGTTGGTATTGGAGAGACGAAAGCGGAGAATTACACCATTCATACGGCATTACACCTACAATGCCGATGTATCACGCATTTGTAGAAATGGAAAATGAAATCATGAAAACGGCACGGAAAAATTTTAGTTGAGGTGATAAAGTGGCGAGTCAAAATCAATGGGTCTACGACCTTGAAAACCTCACATACGCAATTGTAAAAACCCGATGTGAGAAAAAATTGAAAACTAAATATCCCAAGCTAAAATTCACGCAAGAGGAACAGTCGGACAGTGCAACGGCTAGTTTCCCGACAGTGCTAGTTCAAGCACTCGAACCTATTGAACAGAATGAGGATTTAGAGGGCAGAAGAACAAATACAGTGTTATTTACGGCACAAGTAACTGTTACAACGAATAAAAGCCGTTCAGAAGCTTTGAATGTGGCACAGACAGTGGCTGATGAATACAAAGCTATGTCATTCGCATTGAAACCGGCTCCATTCGCTAGAAAAAACGGCAAATTATGGACAGCAACATTACGTGCTAGGCGGTCATTCGACTGGAACGATAGATTATAAGAGCCTTTTGGCTCTTATTTTTTTATGAAAAATTAGGAGGTAATACAAATGGCAACAGGTTTAAAAAGTAGAATTGCTTACAAGACACCAACCGCATCCGCCACAAGTGGCGATTACTGGGCTGGAACTTACAAGCTCTTACTTAGAGCAAAATCAATTCCCTCACCATTCGGCTCACAGAACATGGTAGATACTTCAACTCTTGAGGATTTAGTAGAGACACAGGAAATGGGCAGACGTTCAGCCGGTTCTATGGAAGTTGAGGGAGCTTTTGAGAAGAAGTACAAAGACGAGATGGTAACCAATGAGGGTAAGAAACTTGACTTTATCATTCTCTATGGTACAGACGGAAAAGGTTCAGAAGGTATCTGTGCTTTTATCGGTCAGGAGTCATTCGCTCCAGGTGAGGCTTCTGATGACCACTTAACAGGAACTGCGACTGTATCAGTTCAGACAGTGCCTAAGTGGATTGAGGATAACTACGATGTTGCGGTAACAGAAGATGACCAAGGTTATCCAACAGCAATCACACTCACAAAAAAAATCATGAGCCAATCGAAAAAAGCCGTAGCGGTTGGCTATGATGATAGCACGGCTGACAGCGAACTTGAAGATACAATATAGTAAGGTAATCGAGGCAGTGTTAAAACTGCCTCTTTCCCTATATAAATTAGGGAGAAAGGGAAAGATAAAATGAAAATTAAATTAAACGGAAAAGAGTATACAGTTAAATTCGGATATGCACCGGTATATAAGAATAAAATTATCCCAAGGCTCGTAGGAATGGAGCAAAAGGGCGAGGGACTTGAAGTCATTGACAACATGCTTGGATTTTTACCGGAGTTTTTGCTCGTGGGCTTGCAAAAGTTTCACGCTGACGAATTTGGCTTTGATTTTGACGATAAAGAAGCAAAAGAGAAGCAATTAGCGAAGATGTATGATTTGCTTGACGATTATCTCGACCCAGAGAATGAAGAGGGTGGAGATATAATGTCGCTCTACAACGATTTGTCGGCTGAAATGGAGAAAAACAGTTTTTTATCAAAGATGCTGGCGAAAGAGGTACAGACAGCCAAGAAGAAACCAATCAAGAAGTAAAAGAGCTTACATGGGAAGTATATTGTAACGAAATCCGCCCATATTGGCTCTTGGTAACTAAAGGTTATGGATTTAGCGTTGAGGACATAGATATGTCTTGTCCGGCTGATTTAGAGCCTTATTCAAAGGCTTATATGCTTGAGCAAAAAGAAGCCGACTCCAACATGTGGGCTTGGTGGGGCACATACGGACTAAGCGCAACTCTTACAGCAATTGACAGAGCTTTGAATGGCAACAAAGCAAGAGCAAAATACATTGAGAAATCATTAAATGAGCAATACTCAGAAGATAACGAGCCTAAATACAAGGAGTCTAATGAGGAAATTGCCGTTTATGAAATGAAGCAACGAATTAACGCATTAAGACAGTCAGGATTACCTGAAAGTCCTGATTAATGAGGTGGAAATATGGCATATAAAGGAATTGACGTATCGTCATATCAAGGAAATATTGATTGGAGTAAGGTTAAGTGGGCCGGAGTGCAATTTGCAATCCTGAAAATAATCCGCAAAGACCTTAATCCGGATAAAACCTTTGAGCAAAACTGGAAAGGCTGTACTGATGTAGGAATGCCGATACAAGGTGTTTACAACTACTCATACGCTACAACAGTAGAGAAAGCAAAGACAGACGCAAATAAGGTCATTCAGACACTTAATGGACGGAAAACCTTTGTTTGGTTAGACGTTGAAGATAAATGCCAGCAAGGACTCGGACAGACACTTATTGATATTATCAACACATATCAGAGTGTTATCAAGAGTGCTGGGCTTAACTTTGGTGTATACACAGGGCTTAGCTTTTACAATCGGTACATTGCGCCATACGCAAATCAGATTAACTGTCCGTTTTGGATTGCACGTTATCCGTCAACTAAGGGAATGTCTATTGGTGATGAGCCTAATAGTGCAAAGAAGCCTGTTATTCAACATCCTCTGTACGGTTGGCAGTATTCAAGTGCATTTACTTGTAGCGGTCTGAATAACAGCACAGATGCTAACTTACTATACATTGAGCTTAATAAGGGTGATGGAATAGAAAATAATCCGGCACCAATAGCAACTCCGACACCAATAGCAACTCCGGCAAAGGATAACGCTTGGAAAGGCAATGAGGAATATTACCTCAATAATGATGATGTAAGAAAATGGCAACATGCCATGAACATCGGATTTGACACAGACGAGCTTAAGGAAGATGGCAAGTTTGGAGCTAATTCACAGAGATTTGCTAAAAATCACAATCTGTGGAGCGGTCAGAAGCATAACTGCCCGACAGCCATTAAGTGGCTGAGAAAAACTCTGCATGACAAGTATCATTTTTACAAACTTGATACCGATTACGGCAAGTGGACGGACTATCTCACTAAATGTGTCATGGTATTTCAAAAGAATAGAGGACTTAAGCAAGATGGATATGTTGGATTAATTACAACATACTATCTGCTCAAAGGATAAATACATGAGAGCTACTTTAGGGTAGCTCTTTTTTATTACAGGGAGGTGAGAAAATGGCAGAGAGCATTGAGCTTCAAATCAAGTCGGACGCGCAACAAGCGACTAGAGCCATAGGCAATTTACAAGATAAGTTGCGAGGCCTTGGAGACACTCTCAATTCCCTCAATGGTGCAAGCATAAGCAATTTTGCGAGTGGAATGTCACAACTTGCAACATCACTTAGAAGTGTGAGCAGTATCGACACTCGTACCTTTAGCAAGATTGCGACTAACATGGAAAAACTCGGCAACCTTGATACTGCAAGACTTGTCAGCTCGGCAAGTGCCTTAAAGAGCATGGCAACAGAATTGTCGGGCTTTGCGAATATCTCAAAGCAATCAGCAGAGATTACACAGCTAACGGCTTCAATATCAAAGCTCGGTTCAAAATCAGCCGGTTATGCTGCGGATAACATCAGAAACCTTGGCAGTGCTTTGAAAGAGGTAATGACAACATTATCTAACGCACCGAGAGTCAACAGTAACATTATTCAAATGACTAACGCACTTGCTAATCTGTCGCAGCAAGGCGCAAAAGTTGGTTCGGCTAGTAGGTCGCTCATAACAGGCTTTTCAAACACAACTAAGTCAATTAAGAGTACAAGAAGCGGATTTAGAGGCTTAGCTTCAACCATTGGTAAGTTTTACGCAACTTATTGGTTAGTTATGCGAGCTGTCGGAAAAATAGGCGGTGCAGTTGATTTAGCGAGCCAATTAACAGAGGTTCAAAACGTAGTAGATACCACGTTTGGCGATATGACAAGCAAGGTTGATGATTTTACAAAAACATCAATTCAAGATTTTGGAATGTCTGAACTGACAGTTAAGCAAATATCAAGCCGATTCCAAGCACTAGGAACCTCTATAGGCATTTCGTCAGAACAAGTGGCAAATGGTACGGCAGTGGCAAATAAAGCTCTTATGAGCCAAAATAACACGCTATACAAGACTACAGACAGTATGGCTGATATGTCGCTTAATCTTACAAGGTTAGCCGGTGATATGGCTTCATTCTACGATGTAGACCAAGCTGATGTTGCAAAGAGCTTACAATCCATTTTTTCGGGAACAATCGCACCATTAAGGAGATACGGACTTGATTTAACACAAGCCACACTTTCAGAATGGGCTATGAAAAATGGGCTTGACGCAAACATTAAATCCATGACGCAAGCTGAAAAGGTACTCTTAAGGTACAATTATGTCATGGCAAACACGCAAGCTGCACAGGGAGACTTCGCCAAAACAGCCGATAAACGAAACGTTAGTTTCATGTGTCGCGCAGCATAGTAATATGCTGATGAAAAATCGAGCAAAGTCGGTGAAAACTAAGTTGATTTAGACAACATGCTTTGATATAATATGTTCGAGGTGATTTAATGAGAACGTATTATATCTATAAGGCTACAAATAAAGTAAACGGAAAATTATATATCGGACAAACAGTAAACTATCATGCTAGGGTTCAACAACATTTAAGGTGTTCGCCAAAAGAGGATTGCTTATTTCACAGAGCGATTGAAGAATATGGCAAGGACAACTTTGAATGGGAAGTGATTGATAAATGCAATAGTTCACAGAAAGCATTGCGACTTGAAAGATTTTATATATCTTTGTATAACACATACAGAGATGGATATAATGAGAATAAAGGCGGTGTCGGTGGACATAATGCAAGAGCTGTCGTAAGGCTGGATAAAGACGGAACATTCATAGAAAGATACGACAGTGCAATGGAAGCCGACAAATATGGCTTTGGTAATACTGATGTATTATTATGTTGCAAGAATAAAATGCTGACATGTAAAGGCTATCAATTCATGTTTGAAGATGAATATAAAGCTAATGGAGCTAAGACATATGCAAAGCCAAAACCTATTAATCAGAGAAAAGTCATTCAATGTGACCTAAAAGGTAATTATATCAAAGAATTTGATAGCATAGCACAGGCTTCAACCGAAACAGGAACAAACAGGACAACACTGATAGGGGCATTGAAACATCGTTATAAAAATGCCAATGGATATATTTTTGTCTATAAAGAAGATTTTCCGATAAAAGATTTGAGCATGTATACTAAACTAAAAAAGGGTAGGAAAATAGCTCAAATTGACATAAAAACAAATAAAGTAGTCAAGGAGTATGATAGAATATCTGACGCTGGCAAAGCGTTGGGGGTCAATTACAAAGCCATACACAAAGTAGTTGATAAACCCGACAGGACAGCATACGGATATAAATGGATAAGTCAATAAGTCAATACCGAGGTAATCAATCAGATAGCGAAAGGCTGATTGACACTGTAACGCGTAGGAAGTGAATAAATATAATCTTCCCAAGAGTGCTCGACAACCATAAGACGTAGAGATGCGTCTTATTTTTGTGGTTGAAAATGTACGCTGAACTTATAGGAAACTATAAGAAGTAGAGGATAAAAAGCCTTTACGATAACAAATTGACATGGGCGAATAGTGTAAGAGTCCTTAAGCAAGAGTTTCAAGCATGGGGCAGTATCATAGGTAGCGTAGTAATCAATGCTCTAAAACCATTTGTTCAAGCCTTAAGTAAAGTAATGCTCAAGGTTATCAGCTTTACAAGAACTGTAGCTGACGCACTCGGAGCAATCTTCGGATGGACTATCGAGATAAGCGGTGGCGGTGCTACTGTTGACGGCATGGAGGACATAGCTGACGGAGTTGGCGATATTGGCGATAATGCTGATAGTTCTAATAAGAAAGCCCAAAAACTGAAAAAGACACTGCTTAGCATAGATGAGATACACGCACTTGACGATAACAGCGATAGTGGCAGTGGCGGCGGTTCGGGCAGTGGCGGTTCAGGTGGCGGTGGAGCTGGCGGTGGTGTTGATAGCTCGCTGAAAAAGACCGATGGATTGATTGAAAAATATAAATCATCAATCAAAGATTTATACTCGCTTGGAAAGTACATTGGTGATACAATAGCTGACTCACTTAATTCTATTAATTGGGATAACGTGTATCAGAGCGCATCAAACTTCGGAAAAGGGCTTGCGGACTTCCTTAACGGCTTAATAAGTCCAAAATTATTTACGGCACTTGGAAAGACAATAGCTGGTTCGATAAGGACTGCCATAGTTTCCGCTTTTTCATTTACGTCAACGTTTGATTGGGGAAACCTTGGAGACAGTTTTGCTTCATTTATAAATGGCGCATTACATGAAATGTCAAGAGTAAGTGACGTTACAGGGCTGACAGGCTGGCAAGAACTTGGAAAAACAGTCAATAACATTGTCCACGGCATACGAGATGCTTTAATTCACACATTAATCAATGTTGATTGGAAAGACGCATTTAAGGGTATTTCAGAATTTATCGGAGAACTTGATATTGACACTTTTACTATTCTTATTGGCGCGTTTACATGGAAACACGGACTCAAAGAGATAACCAAAACTCTTATTACATCTGAATGGAAAAAGTATGCAACAGCTAAAGGCTTGTCAAAAACAGAACTTGCACTAAGGGGAGTTGAGGTACTGGTTATCGTGTCGGGCATTAATTACGTGCTGGCGCATATGAAAGGGTGGATTGATAAACTCAAAGAGTGGTTCAAGAGCCCGGAATCCGGAATGGGAATAAGCAACGAAGCCACAGGCTTTGACGGAAAAAAGATTAAACTTGTCACTCCTCTCGAGTGGAGAATCAAGGAAATAAAGTGGAAAATCAAAGACGCTGAAAAAAGCGTAGATGATTTTTTCAAAGACTTGGGAAATTATTTCAAAAAAGGCTGGAAAACATTTAAAAAGAATATGTCTTTAAATGTCGATGATTTACAAAACGTATTAGGGCCACGGCTTTACAACGGCTTTGTTGGGATTATTAATGACATTATAGGATTGCTTAACAAGATACCCGGTGTTGAAATACCAAAATTTAAAAAGAAAACAGTCAAAGGAGTCGACGATACCGCAAAAGAAGTAGGAAAGAGTGCGAGCAAAATTGATGATAGCTACAAAAACTTAAGTGCCGGTGTAAGTGGGTATTTAGGAAATATCAACACTTCACTTGATGGTACTAAAAGTAAGATGGACAGCATGGAAAGAAAAGCGAGTACAACTAGCTCTAATTCTAAAACATCTTTTTCAAACTTAAATGCCGGAGTGAGTGGCTATTTAAGCGGAGTCAACACTTCAATTGACGGAACCAAGGGTAAGATGGACAGCATGAGTAGCAAGGCAAGTGGAGCAACACTTAGCACAAGTGGTTCTTTCTCAGCGTTATCATCAAATCTCTACAATTCATTAAGTGGAGTTAACGGCTCATTGGGTAACACTAAATTCAACATGGGATTATTTCAAGACGCTGCAGAAAATATGAGGAGAGGAACATCAAACTCGTTCTCAACAATGGCAAGTAATGCAAGCACTTATCTCGGCTGGACGGGTGGTAGTTTTAATGGACTTAAAGGAAAAGTCGATAACACGAACGGAAGTTTAGGCACGTTTAAGTGGTACGCAAATCAAAGTTACAGCGTTGGAATAAGTAGCTGGGGATTTAGCAGTGTTAAAAGCTCAATAGATGGCATTGTACGCTCATTGGATGATTTGTTTAAGTACAACAATAAAAGATTCAATATTACCACAGGCACAAAATACATGGGGTATCAGTCACTACTCGACAGGGCACCACATTTTGCTAGTGGTGGTTTCCCGGAAGAGGGCCCGTTCTACATGAACCGAGGGGAAATAGTCGGTAAATTCTCAAATGGTAAAACAGCCGTAGCGAATAACCAACAAATCACAGAGGGAATTAAACAGGCTGTCATGGAGGGCATGGCGCAAGTAATGATGAACTCTAATGCCGGTGGAAATTCTGCACCTATCATTGAAAACGTGTTTAAGTGCGACAGCGAAACCCTCTATCGCATGACACAGGTAGGCAAAGCAAAACACGGACAACGATATATTGTAGCAAATGAATTTGGTTAAGACACTCACCCTTGCGTGGGTGTCTTTTTACGAGGTAACAATATGGCAATGATGTTAGTAGACGGAGTGGAATTACCTACTCCGTCAACTTTTGAATGGGGCATGATTGATGTGTCTGCAAGCGACAGTGGACGTACACAGGACGCTCAAATGCACAAGAATAGAATAGCACAGAAACGACAGCTTAAATTGTCATGGAGTGGTACAGACACGGCTAGGACAGCAAAGATACTTCAAATGGTAAACCCCGAATATATCAGAGTGACATATCCTGACGCTATGAGTGGCACTGATGAAACACGCACATTCTATGTGGGTGACAGAAGCGCGCCTATCAAGATATGGACTATTAACAATAAGAGGTATGAGACATTGAGTTTCGACCTCATAGAAGTATAAGGCGGTGATTTAATGCTTAACGTATCGGTCAAATGGCAAAGGGCAGTAATGCTCGACAATAATATAAATGTAAATTGTTTTGCTGACATAGTTACGGCAAGTGGCGAAAAAATTCCTGTTAGTGATAGCGAGTTATGGGCGAACGGCTTCGAGGTCAATGACTCAACATCGAGCAATGGTACTTTCACAATCGGGGCTTTGATTGCCGGAAAACTGAAAATTAAGCTGAATAATATTTATGAAGATTACAGCAAGTATGATTTTGATAAGGCGAGTGTAACTGCATATGTTTCAAAAAGTTTTTCTGACGGCACAACTGAAAAGCTAAAAATCGGTGAGTATAGAGTCAGCGAAACAAGCTATGACGGCTCACTCATAACGCTTACTTGCCTTGACAATATTAATAATTTCAATCGTGAGTATGACAGCAATTTAAGCTACCCTACGACAGCGTATGAGGTAGTCAGAGACGCTTGTATTAAGTGTGATGTACCTTTTACTATGGCAAGATTTGACAACTCTGATTACGTGATTAACGAGATACCAAGTGATAATCAAAAGCTCACATATGGACAGGTAATAGCCTATATCTTGCAGTTAAGTGGATTATGGGGCAAGTGCGGTCACGATGGTGAATTGCTTATCGGTTGGTATGATATGAGTCAGTTTGACAGTCAAGCTTACGATGGTGGAACTTTTGGCACGAAAACTACACCATACTCTGACGGAGATACACTGAATGGTGGAAATTTCACCGACTATTCAAGTGGAGATATCGCTGACGGTGGAACATTTACAGAAGCGAGAAATTACCACAATGTTTACACGCAAAAAGACTTGAATGTTGCGACCGATGATGTTGTTATCACCGGGGTAAAGGTAACTGTAACCTCAAAAGAGGACAAGACAAAAGATGTTAATGCGCTTGCCGGAAAAGAGGGATATGTAGTCTCAATCTCTGATAATCCGTTTATTTCGGCAGACAAGGCACAGACAGTTGCAAACTATATCTTCAAAAAAATCGGTGGCATGAGGTTCAGACCGCTTGATGCTACACTCTTGTCAAACCCACTGATTGAGAGCGGAGATGTGGCACTTGTGACAGACCGCAAGCAGAATACCTATAGCTGTTTTATTTCCAACCGAACATTTACAGTTGGAAGTGGCACAAAAATTTCTTGTGACGCTGAAAATGCTTCAAGAAATAGTGCTGATAAATTCAGTAATGAGACAAAGGCTGTCGTACAAGCTAGGAAAGTTGCACAGGCACAACTAAGTGTATATGATAAGCAAATGCAATTGCTGACACAGCTAATGTCTCAATCGCTCGGACTTTTTAAGACCGAGCAGAAACAAGAGGATGGCTCAATTATTTACATTATGCACAATAAAGCCGACCTCAATTCAAGCAACATACAGTGGAAAATGACAGCTAATGGCATGGCTGTATCAAGCGATTATGGTAAAACGTGGAATGCCGGAGTTGATAAAGACGGAAACGCTATTTTCAATATTATGTCGGCCATCGGCATTAATTTTGATTGGGCGCATGGCGGTACACTCACTTTAGGCGGTGAGAATAACGTAAACGGCAAGCAGTATGTCAAAGACGCAAACGGAAAAATTCTGATTACACTTGACAACAAGGGCATTACGCTTGCTGACGGAGTTAATATATCATGGAATAATATCTCCAATCACCCAAGCATACCAAGCAAAACAAGCGATTTAACAAACGACAGTAACTACGCTACAACGGCACAGATACCAACTAAGAATAGTCAATTACAAAATGACAGTAACTACGCAAATACAAGTCAAATTCCTACAAAGAATAGTCAGTTGCAAAATGATAGCAGTTACACCACTATGAGCGCGGTTGAGAAAAAGAACTACACCACTATGAGCGCGGTTGAAGATAAAGGGTATCAGAATGCTGACCAAGTTGGAGAAATAGCAAACAACGCAGTAAAAAGTACGAAAGATGAACTTGACGCTCTTAAAAAGAATATCGGCTATACACAAATAGGAAGTGATTATGTTGTATCGCCTAAGATAGTCGGTGCATATGGCGAATTTACAAAAGCATTTAATGTAGATGTCGCCAATCCGTCTACAGGGCTTAATCAAAGTTTTTGGGCGCAAGACGCGGAAACAGGAACAAAAATAAGTGGAAATTATAGTGGAAATAATGTTGACAATAATCTTACGGTAACCCCGGAGGGAGCAAACCTTTTTTCAAGCGTCGGTGGGCATTCAAGCGGAGTGGGCTGTGGTGGTGGCTTTGCAAGCATAAACGGTGAAACGGTTAATATAAGCGGAACTAATGTTGATATTACTGCAAACAATTTGACTCTTAATGGAGTTGAAACAGTTTTTGGCTCAAAAACATTTACCAATGAAAACGGCTGGTACTGGAGACAGTGGACAGATGGATATATAGAAATGTGGGGAAGTTTTCCCGCGACTGTCTCGTTTGGCTCTAAATATGGTAGTCTGTATTATATTTATGGAAGCGTATATATGCCAGACGGAATAAAAAGTATCTTACATACTACAGGTACTGTGTTTTGTAGCACCGGCGGGTTGTATTCTATTTTTTTTACAAGATGGAGCAGTAATGAGTTGCGGTTTTGTATAAACTCGGCTGCTGCAGAAACAAACAAACAATTGTATTTACAACTTCACGTTTTAGGCAAATGGAGATAATTAACGAAAGCGAGGTATAGCTTATGGCAATTCAAATGAGACAAGGGGCATACGCGGAGTTTGACCCCTTAAAAATGAAAGCTGGAGAATGGGCGGTATCGACCGACTCCGACACAAAAAAACAGCAGATATGGATGTGTTTCGCACCCGGAATAGTTAAGCGGATGGGAACTGTTGAGGATTTTAACACTGAAATTCAAAGACTTATTCAGAGCTATCTTGACGGCATGGCTCAATCTGTATCACAAGCTCAAAAATCAGCAGAACTTGCCACAAGCAAAGCTCAAGAATCATCCACCTCTGCAAGTAATGCTAAAACTAGCGAGACCAACGCAAAGACCAGTGAAACCAACGCGTCAAACTCGGCCACAAAAGCAAGGAATAGTGAAACCAATGCTAAAGCGAGTGAAACAAAAGCTAAAGCAAGTGAGACCAGTGCGTCTACCTCTGCAAGTAATGCTAAAGCGAGTGAAACAAATTCTAAGACCAGTGAAACTAATGCTAAGAAATCAGAGACTAATGCATCTACAAGCGCAGCTAACGCAAAAAACAGTGAAACTAATGCCAAGGCTTCTGCTACTAGCGCGTCAACTTTTGCAAGTAACGCTAAGACAAGTGAAACAAAAGCCAAGGCTTCTGAAACCAATGCTAAGACAAGTGAGACTAACTCTGCAAAGAGCGAGTCGGAAGCGCAAAAGTACGCAGAACAAGTTAAAGAAATATCTGAGAGCTTCAGCGGAGCATTAAGACCTCTTGGAACAATCAACTTTGCCGACTTACCGAGCACAGCGGATGCTAATTCTGGTGATATGTACAATATAACTGACCAATTTACTACGACCACTGATTTTAAAGAGGGGACTGGTAATATAATCCCTGCTGGCAGTAATGTATATCTGACAATCGACAGATATTGGGATGTGCTTGCCGGCACACCGGTAACAGGAGTAAAAGGCGCAAAAGAAGTATATTATCGCAGAGGAAATGTAAACATAACTCCTGCCAATATCGGAGCGGTTGCAGAAGGTGGAAATATAAGCGATACAACAGTTACTTTTGCCGCTACAACAACTAGAGCAAACCTTGTTTCTGGTGAAAAAGTATCGGTCGGCTTCGGAAAAATTAAGAAGTGGTTCGCTGATTTGAAAAGCTTTGCCTTTAAAGATTTGGTGAATAACCTCACGACTTCTACCACTGGAAGCGCATTAGACGCGAGCCAAGGCAAGGTTTTAAATGACAAATATGATGAATTAAACCAGAGTTTAGGCAATTTAAAGACGGATTTTAAAATTAATTTAGATGGTATAAAAATTAAAGCTGGCACTATAGTAAAAGAAGTGAAATCGGGTAATAATTCATTTGTGTTATTTACCTTAGAACAAGTCAAAAACATGTTTGGGTTAGAAAGTCTCTCTATTAATGATATTGCTATATTAATAAGTAATGGTGACGGAAAGGCTTTTCCTTCTCACTTAGAAGGTGTAAATATGTTAAATAATAATTGGTATGTAGTTTTTAAAGATATAGTACAAAGGGATATGAGTTGTAGAGTTCAATATGTAATATTTTATTGGGGGAATTAATTATGTAGTAATATATCTATTCTTTACAATCCCTATTGTCAATATTCGACAAAATAAAACACTTTAAAGTGCTACAGTAATGATGTTCTCAAACAAGAGAACTCTTCAAGTTTCGGTAGGGCGGTGGATTTTTCTGCCGTCCTTATTGACGTTTAAGAACAAATGTTCTATAATTGATGTATCGGAGGTGGCATTGTATGGAATATAAGGATGAAATAATTAAAATGATTGAGGGCTTGGAAGATAAAGACCTGTTATTGTACTTATACATATTTATTAAAAGAAAAATAGAGGCAGAGTAAAAGCTCTGCCTTGTGGTTATATTTTCTTTTCCCAAACGTTACCACACTTTGAACACACAAACTTTGTTTTGCCGTTCTTACCTTTAATTCCGGTAGCAGTACCGACAACGGCACCGACAGGTCCGAAGAGACCACCTACTGTGTTGCCAACAAGTGCTTTACCGAATGAGAATTTTTTCTTGGTATCAACAGGTATGCCAACACCATCACAACCCCATTTAGGACATTTAACAGTTTTACTCATTAAAATACCACCTTTCTTATTAATTTAATTTATTTTGAGTATTTTTCATACATTACATCTATTAAATTCATAATACTTTCCTGCTCTTTATCCGACAATTTAGATAACTTAAATACATAGTCCTTGAGCTTACTGTCTATATTTGAAAGGTCATAATCTGTATTTGCTTGTTCAAATATAGGATTATTTTCTTCACCTGTAACTAGATATGATAAGGTAGTTCCTAAAAAATCGGCAATTTTCTGCATATTTTTAGTTTTTGGCTCGCTCTTTCCTCTTTTCCAATCAGATAGAGTCATGTTTGAAACACCAGTAGCTCTTGCAACATCGGCATTTTTCAAGCCTTTTTCGTCCAGTAATTTCTGATAGTATTCGTACATAAAAAATCCCTCATAAATTATTATGGAAAACTTTAAAATAATGCTTGACAATTAAATAAAACCATAATATACTAGACCTAGATTAAGGAAAGCCTTAAAACCTAGGTTTTAATTTTGTTATTTTGTTGTCTTGGTAAGTTTCATTATAACGGAATTCCTTAATAAAATCAATATATTTTTAAGGAAAGGAGCATGAAAAATGAATAATTCTAAGAAATATGCTCAATCATATTCGAGATTTGAGCATATTTTGAAGAAAAAGGGTATCACATCATACCGAGTAGCAACAGACTTGAACTTTTCACCTATGTTGCTTTCAGATTGGAAGAGAGATAAAAGCAAGCCAAAATTAGACACCATGATTAAAATTGCAAGCTATCTTGATGAACCGGTTGAAAGTTTCGTGGATTAGAGAGAAAGGAGAAAGCATGAACGATTTACAAATTTTCAATAATGAAGAGTTCGGAGAAGTGCGAATGACAGAAATTGACGGAAAGCCATATTTTGTAGCAACAGATGTGGCAACCGCACTTGGGTATACAAATCCACGCAAGGCAGTTAATGACCATTGCAAGGGAGTAACGAAACGTGACACCCCTACATCTAGTGGAGTGCAATCTATGTCATACATAAATGAGGGAGATTTATACCGACTCATTATGAAATCAAAATTGCCTAGCGCAGAGAAATTTGAGCGGTGGGTAATGGATGAGGTACTTCCGTCAATCAGAAAAACAGGCAGTTATGGTATGCCAAAGACAACAGGCGGTCAGATACAGCTTTTGGCACAGGGCTATACAGAATTGGAGCAGAAAGTAAACGACATCAAAGATGATGTGAGCGAGCTTAAGGAAAATGTACCACTTTACAGCTGCGATATTGACGAGATACAACAGCATGTTAAGCGCAGAGTTGTAAATATCCTTGGTGGCAAGCAGAGCGAAGCATACAGGGATAACAGTATAAGGCATAAGACATTTTCTGATATATGGACACAGTTAAAGCGTGAGTATGGTTGTGTTTCTACTTATAAGAGTATCAAGAGGAAATATATAGACGATGTGCATGAGTTTATTGATTGCTATGTCGTGCCTAAGTACCTTGATGAGCTTATTCAGGACGCAAACGCTCAACAGAGTTTTGCATAGTGAGGTGATTGTATGAGAAAAAGAACTTTAAAGCAGAAATTCTACACCGGTTTCGGCTATTCGATTTTCGGAGCATTAGCATTTGCGTTTTTCCTTGGATTATCGGTGGCATACGGAATTAAGACAGCAAGTATCATCGTTGGAGCAATCGTAACAGTATTTTGGCTGATACTGATTGCAATATGTCTCATAGAGGAGGGCGAACCGCATGAGAAGAAAAAGGATATTGATGTTATCGACTTTAATAATTGGAACTATGACCTTAAAGCCAATAGCAGCGAAAGCAGATAGCAAAGTTGAGCTGACAGCCGGAGTTTCTTCCTATTTAAATGATGTAATGCTAGGGAAGATTGAACCGACAGTGGTTCAGAATGAGCCGGTTGTAGTTGAGCAGACCTATGTAGAACCAACAGTTCCAACTTGCCGTAAGAAATATAGTTGTAGCCGGTTTAGGAAACTAGGACGAGTCAGATATGGTGATTACACTTATACGTGGTACTCACAGAGAGTGTTACCCGGTGGTGGACTTAATATACCGGGCAGACATCTAAATGAGCGTGGGCTTGTAGTTGATGAAAACGAGTATGTAGTAATTGCAAGTGATGATTTACCACATGGAGTTGTGGTTGATACTCCTGTCGGCATACAAGGGATTGTATATGACGAAGGGAGCGGGAATGGAAATCTTGACATCTACTGCGATTGGTAGCCAATTGAAACGTCAGAGTGCTAACGATTACCTACAAGAACTATATCGAGCTAAGCGGCACAAGGACAAATCGTTTGACTTTCAAGCGTTATTAGATAAAGAAATGGAGAAGCTAAATGAGCAACAATGTAAGACGAATTAGGCTAGGCGATACAAGATACAGATTGAAGCCACTAACAAGAGAGCAGAAGCTATTGCTCAACAAGGCTCATTACGTGGCGAGCGAGTGGCTTTTTGTATCAGAGTCGGACTCGTATCTGAGAGTTGTTAAAAAATCAAGCCTACACGGAAATTTGATTCTAAAAACCATAAACAAATAGAAAGAGAGGAAATGCAATGAAGATTACGCACATTTTTGCACAGAATTTTTGCAAATTCTATGGCAAAAACACATTAGACACAGATTTTTCAATGAAAACTGTGTTATCCGGTCAGAATGAAGTCGGCAAATCGACAGTTAAGAGAATTATTCTTGATGTGCTGAATTGTCACGATGAGAATGACAGAGAGATTACAGGCATAAGACCGCATGATGAAAGCGGAGCCGAGATTGACGATGTTGATATTGTGAGGGCTGTCACCTTTGAGATTGACGGAAAAATAAAGACTCTGAAAAAGGTTACAAGGCAGAAACGTAACAAAAAGGGTGAGATTACAGGCAGTGTTACCGATTACTCAATTAACGATGTGCCTTACAAGATGGCTGACTACAATCAGTACATCAATGACAACATAGCAGAGCTTGGAGTATTGCCATTCAGCTTAAATGCCATGACATTACTTAACAAGTCACAGGCAGAGCAGAGATTAGCACTTGCAAGCTATTTTGGAACACATACTGATGAAGAAATCTGCGATATGTTTCCACAGTTTGCTGAACTTAAGCCGATGTTTGATGATGGCGACGTTGACCAGCTCAAAAAAGTGTGTCGCGGCAAGCTAAACGGCACAGGCGGTAGGAATGGCTCAAAAGGGCTTGTCAAGGAAAGAGACGAAATCTCAACAAGGATTGATACAATTCATTCCACCAATGAGTATACAGACCTTGCAGAGCTTGAATTGCAAAAGAAAACCTACGAGCCACAGCTTAAGGAAATTGAAGATAAGCTGTCCGACTACAATAAGATTTTAGAGGACAAGCAGAAAGCTACAGAGGACATTATGAACCTTAAATTTGAGCTTTCTGACATGGAGAGAAAAGCCAATGCTGACAATCAGAAAAAGCGCATGGAGTTACAGTTACAGATTGATGGTTTCAATGCTTCAATTCACAAAACAGAGTCAATGATAAGGACCAGAAAGACTAGCATTAAAACCTCTGAAAGAGAGATTGAAGATTGTGCAAGAGACCTAGAGAAGGTACGTGCTGATTGGAAAAAAGCAAAGGAGCTTGCCTTTGATGAAAGCAGTGTTAATTGCCCGATGTGCGGTCAGAGATTGCCGGAAGATAAGATAGAGAGCATGAGAGCCGAATTTGACGAGCGAAAAGCAAAGAACCTTAAAGAACTTGAAGATAAGGGCAATGCGCTATCAAGTGATAGCAAGGAGCTTAAACAGGCTATTGAGGATAAGAAAAAAGAGATAGCTGACCTCGAAGCAGAACTTAAGGAGCTGACAGAAAAGTGTGACATTGTTGCTAAAGAGCTTAGAAAAGTACCTACCGATGTTGACATGACAGGCAACAGTGAGTATCAGGCACTTAAAGCTAAAATCGAGGAGAAAGAGAAAGCTCTTGCAGATGAAAACGATACATCAGAGCTTATCAGAAAGCTCAAAAACGAGCGAAACGAACTGTTAAGGCAAGTTTCATCAGTCAGCGCAAAAGTCGAGCTTGGTGTGGCGAATAACAAGCGTATAGACGATAGCATAGCCGACCTTGAAGATAAGAGGAAAGACCTCAATCAAGAAATTGCCGATTGGGAGAGAAAGCTTGATTTGCTCAAAGAGTTTACTCGTAAGAAGAATGAGCTTTTACAGGCTGACGTTAATAAGTATCTGAATTTTGCTACGGCAAAGCTTTTCAGACCGCTTTTAAATGGTGACACCGAGGAGTGCTGCGACTTTGTTTACAATGGCGAAGCATATGCAAGAAATCTAAATCATGGTGCGAGAATGCTGACAGAAGTTGACATATGCCGGGCTTTTCAGAAAGTAGCAAGTGTTAATTTCCCAATTATTATTGATGATACAGAGAGCGTTGACGATTGGAGAATACCACAGATTGATAACCAACTAATCTTGTTAAAGCATACACAGGACAAAGAACTTGTGATTGAGGCGGTGTGATATGAAGAACGATAGGTATATTGTAGAACAAGAGTTTGAACACGCAGGATATAAATGTGTCGTTACATTCAATGTGATGGGGCATAGGTGCGGATATGTAGGCATTCCTAAAAACCACCCTTTATATGGTAAAGAGTATTCAGACTATCTTGAAATTAAGAAAGCAGATGTCGGAGACCGAAAAATAAGCGGTATTTTTCCTTTGCTTGGAGCTTGCCTTGATAAAGACGAAAGAATACGAATCGAAGCATATTTTCAATGCCACGGCGGTATTACCTTTGCGGATGGTGGAGAAAATTCAAACTATCCAATAGAAAGCGATTTATGGTGGTTTGGTTTTGACTGTGCACATTGTAATGACGCAAAAGAACTTGGACTCGCTTATGAGAGATTTCCTAAACATAGAGAACGTCTTGCTATGAAAATTGAGCTTGAAGATAGATTTTGTACTGATGGCTTGATAGTTCGTACAGAAGAATATGTGGCAGAGGAGTGCAAGAAGTTAGCGGAACAGTTAAAAGAGTTTGAAGAAAGCGAGAATAATATGACAAAATTAAGAGTTTGGCATAATTGCCAAGTAGGAGCAGTTAAAAACTTTTATGTCGAAGTTGAAAGCATTGAACAGGCTTGGAAAATTCTTAATACATTATGGGATTATGACTTATTTCAGTACAAAAACAACATAAAGCCGGATTACTGCAATGCTTCCGGGCTTGAGTATTTTGATGAGGAAGAGCGGGAATGGTGCGAGTGGTACGACGATGACGGATTGGATATAAGAGAACATTTTGAAGAAAGCGAGGAATAGAAATGATTAAAGCAAAGGACGGAGAAGTTACATTTAGAGGTACAAGAAACAATGTTATAGCAGAGGCGGTTACTATTTTACGTGCGCTTAAAGAGGAGCTTTCGGAGGAAGAGTACAAAATGGTAATTAGACTTGCTGATAAAAGCGAGGAACAGGTAAAAGATGAAGCCGAGAGAGCGAGAGAAACGCTTAAAAAGTTACTTGGATTATGGGAGGTATAGAAATGAGCATCAAGAAGAGAAATTATTACATGGGCGGAAAGAAACATACTGTGGAGCTTAAGTATGACGGATATATGTATACAGTAATATCTGACGGAGTTTTATTCAAGCAGACACCTAATGAACTGTTTGCGGTTCAGGCTTTCAATGAGATTTAGGAGGATTAATTATGGCAGAGAATACACAGATAGTTGAGTATGAATCAAATGGGGAAATGGTAAAAATTTCTCCAACAATGATAAAAAGATACCTTGTAAGTGGCGGTGGCAATGTATCTGACGAAGAAGTAATGATGTTTATGTCATTATGCAGATACCAGCACTTAAATCCGTTTTTGAGAGAAGCATACCTTATTAAGTATGGAAGCAACGACCCAGCCACAATAGTTACTGGAAAAGACGTTTTTACAAAGAGAGCCAATGCAGACCCACGATATAAGGGAAAGAAAGCAGGAATTATTGTAATTAAAAAGGACGGAGCTGTTGAAGAACGAGAGGGAACAATGGTTTTACCTAACGAAACTATCGTAGGTGGCTGGGCGAAAATCTTTATTGACGGAAAAGAGGACGAGTATCAGTCAGTAGGCTTTGATGAGTACGCAGGAAGAAAAAAAGATGGTTCTCTTAACAGCCAATGGGCGAAAAAGCCAGCCACAATGATTAGAAAAGTAGCTGTTGTACAGGCTTTAAGAGAAGCGTTTCCAGATAGATTTCAAGGTTTATATGCACAAGAGGAATTTCAAAATGTATCAGATGTAAAACTTGATACAGAAAAGGTTGTTGCTGATGAAATCAAAGAAAACGCAAATAGCGTAGATTTTGACGAGGACAACATAATTGATGTAGAGCCGACCGACACAGCCGAAAAGCAGTCAGAGGAGCTGCCGCCGTTCATGCAGAGTGAGGAGAGCTGATATGAGAGTAATTTCACAGGATGGAACAATGGATTTTCCGTATGAAATAAGCACGATTTTCATTTACCCAAGAATTGAAAATGTCATAGCAATACAGTCTGCTGGAGATAGCGAGATTTCGATAATTGGCAGATACTCGAGTAAAGAAAAGGCAATTAAGGCTATGGAAATGTTAAGGACGTCTTATAAGCGGAACTTAGCAATGGGTTTAATGTCAGAAAAAGCTAGGAGAGTTTTCGCCAATGCTGAAAGCAGCATGAGTAATATGGAGATAATGGTGGATATTAGCGAAGAACTAACAGAATTTGAATATTTTCAGTTCCCACAGGATGATGAAATCGAGGTGTGAGTATGGATGAAGAATGGAAGTGGATAAAAGGCTTTGAGGGGCAATATCAGATTTCCAATTACGGAAGAGTAAAGAGTTTTAAAAAGACAGAGGGTGGATATATTCTATCAAATCAAAATGCAACAGGAGATTATCTTCGCATTGTTTTAAGAAATTCTGTAACTAACAAAAAGAAGTCAATAGCAATACATCAATTGGTTGCAGAACATTTTATAGGAGATAGACCACAAGGATATCAAGTACACCATAAAGACGGAAATAAGCAAAACAATATCGTTTCAAATTTGGAATATATTCATCCAAAGAGGCACAGAAAAGAAACGGAAAAAACACATCCACAAGTGGTTACAGGAATTGTTAATTATAACAAATATGAGAAACCGAGAAAAATATGCCAATACACTAGGGATGGAGTATTACTCGCTACATATGTAAATGGAGAGGTTGCAAGTAGGATGACAGGAATATGTCAGAGAAATATTTTACAAGTAGCCAATAAAGAACCTTTTAATAATAAAGGCGGTATTAGAAAACAGGCGGGCGGATATATTTGGAAGCTTGCAGATGAAAGCGAGGTGATGTAATGCTCAAATTGAAATGTTGCGGAACTGGAAGTAAAGGAAATTCTTACGCTCTTATGTCAGAAAATGAAACACTTATTCTTGATGTGGGAATGGGAATTAAAGACATAAAAAAGATGTGTGATTGGAATGTAAAAAATATAGTAGGTTGCCTTATTTCACACGAGCATTATTGACGACCATTCAAGGTCATTGAACGATTTTAAATCAATGGGAATACCGATACTTGCCCCATATTTAGGCGATAGCCGTAAATCAATGAACATGGGCGAATTTACAGTAAAGCCTTTTGATTTGACAACAATAGACGGAAGCTGGACGCATACAGGCGCAAATGGCGAACCTTGCCCGATATATGGCTTTTTAATTACTCACCCGGAAATGGGAAGAATGCTTTACATAACCGACACAAATTTAATCAAGTGGAGATTTAAAGACATAAACCACATTCTCTTAGGCGTGAACTATGACAAGGATTTAATCGACAGAGACAACACAGGCAAAGCTAATCACGTTTTCAGAGGTCACTTATCCATTGACACGGCTTGTGATTTTGTCAAGGCTAACTATTCAGATAGCTTGCAGAACGTCATAATGTGCCATTTATCGGCAGAAAATGCTGATAGTGATAGTTTTATCGAGAAGATGAAAAAAGTTGCTTATGGGGCGAATGTAGATGTTGCAGAGCGTAACAAGGAATGGGCTTTAAGGAAAGGGGATGAATGTCCATTTTGAGAATAGAAAGGACAAGATATGCCGTTATGAGACGAAATCGCACTGAAATATGGTGCGGTTTATCAAGAGAATTTCATTTTGTCAAAGTTGATGAATTGAAAGATACGGCAATTAAAACATACAGAACAGCAAAACAGGCTGAAAGCGGTTGTTCTTCTTGGGATAGAGATTTTGAAATTGTTAAATGCAAAGAAATTATTGATATAGAAAGTGAGGAAAAATAATGAATTTTGTAGCATTAATGGGCCGATTAACTAGAGACCCGGATATTAGATATTCACAGGGAGAGAATGCAATGGCAATAGCAAGGTTTACGCTTGCCGTTGACAAGAATTTTAAGAAGAAAGATGATAAGGCAAATTTCATTAACTGCGTGGCTTTTGGTAAGATTGCTGAAACAGTAGAAAAGCATGTATTTAAAGGCTCAAAGATAGCAGTTATCGGTGAGTGGACTACAGGCAGTTACAAGAATAGAGACGGAAACACAGTCTACACTAACGATTGCAATATATCTAAGTTGGAATTTTGTGACAGCAAAAATTCAAGTGGCAGCAGTGCAGAGCCACAGCCAAAACCCGATGATGGCTTTATGTCAATTCCTGATGGCATTGACGAGGAATTACCATTTAACTAAAGAGGCGATTTGATGATTTGTAAACATGGCAATTACGAAAATGGTTATATTTTTACAAGCACAAGCACCGATGAGGATTTTCAAGAAATATTGAGCAAGTACGATAAAGTTCGCTGTGTTATTTGCAATAGCAATACAGCTAGAAATTTTCGTGTTGGATTATGGGGAACGAATATTATTACAATCAACAATAAGATTAATGATGGCTGTTTTTTCATTAATCAAATGCGATGAGTATATTTAATTGATTACAGGGCAGTCAATAACGGCTGTCCTAGAAAGGAAAAATAATGGATTATACAAATAAAATATTTGCAAATATTGCAAAGGATATGGCGGAGCAAAAAGATATTGCAGTTGTAAGAGCGTTTGTATTTCAGATTACAGAACTGCTACAGAAAAATGGCATTATGCCAATATGCACTGAAAGATACATGAATATCAATTCTGATAAATCAAGTTACAGTATTATCAAAAAAATCAATATCTCATTCGATGAGCTTGATTGTACCGAGCATGACCGAGAAGTTAGAAAACAGGCATACAGAGATTTTATCAAAGAATTTGAGAGCAGAGCTAATTCAAAAGATATATCTGAAAAACTCTTTGAAACTGAATGTATATTATTGGAGCGTGATAAGAATGAAATCAATTGATGCAGACAAACTAAAGAAAGATAAAACAATGTTTAGAAAAACGAAAAGAACAATAATGGAGGATAAAACAATGTTTAGAAAAACGAGAAGAAGAATAATAGCTATGACATGTGTAATTGCAATGGGGGTTTTTAATGCGGTGCCGGTATCGGCGTGCACACCACCACTTAATCCGCCATCTGTGAAGATTCCGGATATCAATTTCGAGCCCGATGGTGCTTTAAAAGATGCAATCGATAATGCTGTAAAAAACTGGCTTGAGAAATGCATTCTCGGTACACCGACAGTAAATTATGCATCTTACTACAAGAGCACATCAAGGTATTTTCATTACAGTCACGTAGCGGTAAAGTGGTCAGAAGTCGAAAATGCAACATCCTATAAGGTGCGTATCACAAAAGCCGATGGAACTTACAAAGAATTTGATACAACACATACATCATTTTACTCTACCAATTACAATGATGATTTTATCGCAGATGGTATGGACGGAGCTGCAGTAAGCGTCAAAGCTTATGGTGATAACGATACATTCGGCTGTTGGTCGGATGATACTAATATTACGAGATTCGGAAGCATATATCGAAAAGAGAATTAAACTCGAAATTCAAAACGCTATAAATGAGGTTGCTATGCAGACGGCAATTGATATTGTAAAGAGAGGTGGAAACATTGAATTATCAGAACATAGCAAGAGCCAAGGCAATAGAACAGGAGAATAAAAAGCGACTATTGAAGCTGAATCCAAAGCTGAATGACAGGAGTGGGATTTACTTCCTACTCCGAGAAGATGAAAACGGATTTAAGTATGCGTATATCGGACAAAGTGTTGGAATAATTACCAGATTGGCAAGCCATATGTCTGGATATGAACAACATATAGACAAGTCATTAAAGGCACACAAGCTGTACGACAAAGAGAAAAATCCTTATGGCTGGCGAGTTGAATTTCTGAATTTCCCCGAAAGTCAGCTTGACGAGAAAGAGAAGTATTACATCAAACTATATGCCGATAAGGGTTATCAGCTTAGGAATGTCAGTTTAGGCGGTCAAGGGGAAAATCGAGCTAGTGGTTCAATAGGCGAGAGAAAAGCACCTAAAGGCTATATGCAGGGCGTACAGCAAGGCAAAAAAGTGTTAGCGAGGGAATTATCCTCTATCACAGAAAAACACCTTAAAATCGAAATCAGAGACGATAAGAAGCACAACAAGGTATCGCAGAAACAGTATGAGAAGTTTCTGAATTTGTTGAAAGCGGGTGATTCGGAATGAATTTACTTGAACACTATGTAACAAATATAACTCACGAAGAAGCTATCGAGAAGAACGGAATGCTGTTTTTCAAGATTGTATGTGATGTCGATTGTTATGGCAACAAAGAGGTTCAGAAAGAAGTTTTGCTTTCAGAAGATGATTATGCAGAAGCAAAGAGCAAAGGCTATTATTTGGCCTAAAAAGAGAGGCGATTCAGGATGAAGATTTTAAGCAAGAAAAAATGTGAAGAAGTCTTAAAAAGAATTACTGCAAATGAAATTATTCAGGCAGAGTACGGACTACACGATATGGAAGCAGAAACAAGGGCAACGGAAAATAGAGCAGAAATAGCTTTTATTGTCGGTGGTTTCAAGGGTATGAATAAGGTGCAGAGCACGTTGAGAAAAAGGTATAACAATATAAACCACGAGGGAAAAGATTAAAATACATCAACCGAAACTTGAAGAAAATAGGAGATTAAAAATGGCAGAACGTAGAATGTTCACAAAAAAAGTCACTGATGATGATAATTTCATGGCTTTATCATCAAGTGCGCAAGCCTTATATTTGCATTTATCTATGTCTGCTGATGATGACGGATTTTGCAATCAGGTATCAGTTTCCATGTTCAAAGCTCACGCAAGTGTGGCTGATTTACAACAATTATTGGAAAAAAGATACATTTATCAGTTTGATAATGGTGTGATTGTAATTAAGCATTGGCGCATGGCAAACGCTTTGAGAAAAGACCGGTATACACCAACGAATTTTAAGGAAGAATTGGCAAAATTAAAGATAAAATCCAATGGCGCATACACATTTTCTGATGATGGTTGCCGTGTGGTTGCCAATGGGTTGCCAGATGGTTGCCAAGTGGTTGCCACTTGTCTGCCACAGGATAGTATAGGTAAGGTAAGTATAGATAAGAATAGTATAGTTAAGGATAGTAAAGATAAGGATAGTAAAGATAAGGATAGTAAAGATAAGGATATAAAAGAAAAAGATATTGATAAATCAATATCTAAAAAGAAAACTGTCTACTACCCTGATGATGCAATGCTGGAGAGTGCTTTTCAGGAATATCTGACAATGCGAAAGAAGATTAAGAAGCCGATATGCACCGACATGGCATTACACCGAGCTATGAATACTATCGAGAGACTTTCAAAGGGCGATAACGATTTGGCTGTTAAAATTCTTAATCAGTCAGTAGACCATTGCTGGCAAGGGCTGTTTGCACTAAAGGACAACGAGCCACATTCGACTAGCAAAGGCACCATTGATTGGGACAATGTATGAGGTGGAGAAATGACAAGAGACGAGACAGTTAGAATCATTCGCATAATGTGTGATTGCTACCCCAATTACAAGCCGAGCAATTTATCCGAGACAGTAGATGTGTGGAATATGATGTTGGAAGAATACAGCTACAGTCAAATATCTATGGCATTGAAAACTTACGTGCATTCCGATACAAGCGGATTTGCACCGAGCATCGGACAGCTAATCAACAAACTGCATGAGGTTCAATCCCCACAGGAGCTTAACGAAATGGAAGCATGGATGCTTGTTAGCAAGGCACTGCGAAATGGCTACTATGGTGCAGTTGAAGAATTTAACAAGCTACCACCACTCGTACAAAAGGCTGTCGGAAGTCCTGATAATCTTAGGAACTGGGCGCTGACGGACAGCAAGAGCATTGAAAACGTAGTACAGTCAAACTTTATGAGAACTTATAGGGTAGTTGTTAATCGAGCAAAGGAATATCAAAAAATGCCAAAGGATATACAGGCATTGATTGAAAATGTCAATAGAAGCTCGTATTCAGCTCAAATCGGCACTAAAAATCAACGGACGATAAAATTATCACTCGAAGATAATAAAAGCCAAAATAAGCCAATTAAAGGTGTTCCAATGCCAAAAGAAATTAAGGAACGTATCGAGCAGATGAAAAGATAGGAGGTAAAGAGGTTTGTGCGCACAATTAAAGCTGGCTTTACTCCTAGCGAAAAATGATAAAAGACAAGTATTCTAGGCAGAGATATGAAGAGCGAAAAGCTAGTAACCTTTGCGTGCTTTGCGGGAAACCGCTTGATAGAGAAGGTGTGGTTTGTACGGCATGTAACAGCAAACGCACAGCATATGGTCGAGAGCTTTATAAAAAATTACAGGCAGTTGGTGTTTGTCCTAGGTGTGGTAAAAACTTGCTGTATGGTGACGAAAAAAGCTGTATCGAGTGTAGGGCAAAATCAGCCGAATCCATGTCAAAGATACGTGCTACTGATGTTGAAAAATACAATGAGCGACAAAAAGCATGGCGAAAAGCACGATACGAAAAAGACAAGAAAAATGGCATATGTACACGCTGCCGTAAAAGAAAAGCAGACCCGGGACATACCACTTGCGCATTTTGCAGAGAAACAATGAGAAGAGCACGAGTTAAAATGCCCGAAAGAACCGGCAGATATGAACAAGGACTATGCTTTTTCTGTGATAATCCGGTAAAACCCGGATATAAGGTCTGTGAAATGCACTATCAGCAGAACGTTAAGAACGCAACTTGCGAAAAGGCAAACTTGGCACGGCAAAAGATGAAAGAAAGGAGTCCGCAATGGACACCTTGAAAGATTTTTACAAGTTTTACCGACCGCTGCAAAGAGGATATGACTTGCGAATGTTTTATAAAACCAATGGCAAGGAAGCAAAAATAACTATCCGGTGGTGCGGTAAAGAACTTGTAAAAGTCGCAGAAGAAACTACCGAAGCCTGTTTTATTAGGGCGAGACGAGAACTTGAAGAAAGAATGAAAAAATATGAGCAACAAACTCAAACCAAAGAAAAAGCACAAAGAGCCGGATTTTACGTGGACAAAATCCGAAAGAATTACGCTGAAAAGCAGCAATAGCCGTAGAAAGCTCGTAAGGCGGTCTTTCACAGACTTTATGGACTTGGGCTACTATGTACTGTATTTACATCATGGATTTGGTAATAAGCGCATTGTAAGGCTTGAAAGAACAATTAATGAGTACCTTGAAAGGGCACAGACTGAAAATGAAATGAAAACTGAAACACTTGCCGAACTTTTGAAAGTTAGATACAGCATTGATGTGCAGAAAGAGATTAATTTAATCCCAATGCAGCAGTTGATTAGGATTTATCAGAGGAATAATCCACTCACGATAAACGACACGAGACAGCTCTTAAATGACACGGCATACAGCTACATGACTTTAGCGTGTACGGCACTTAAGCTAATGTTTAAATTGTCGGTTAAGGAAATTAAAGAGTTTATCGCAGAATTTAGGGATTTAATTGACACGCTGTATAAATTTAATCAATTCGGTCTGACATTGCCAAAGGTGGCACAATGCCTTGCTGATGAAGTTAATTACGTTGATGAAAGGTACATAAGCGATAAGCCAACTAATGCCGGCAGAATAAGGAATATGTCAGATGAAGAGTTGGCAGAATTTCTAACGACTGTAACGAGTGATGCTATATGTGGAAGCTCATGGGATTATGATGGGTGGATTAAAGAGCTTCAATCAGAAGCAGAATAGGAGAGAATATGAGAATATTTAAAAGCGTAGACGAAAAATTAAAAGAGATTGGATTCAACAAAATCTGTGAAGATAAGCATGGTGCTCAATATGAACGCTACAATACAAAGTACAATTATTGGCAGCGTGTTGACATTTGGCATAAAGCTTCAGGCCGTCATATTTTACAGTCGTATGACAGAGACTTGATGGACGAAAAGAAGATTGGAAACACTAATGTTGGCCTTACAGGATATGAAATGAAGCTTTTTCTTAAAAAAATGAAAAAGCTAGGACTTTACAGCAAAACTGCGGGAATCGAGGGATAACATGACAGCGAGTGAAGCAATAAAAGAAAAAAGAAAATTCGCAATCGAACTAAAACAATTAGTCCATCAAAAATGTGTTGAAATCAATCACTATGTCAGCGGTTGCGACAGTCCGTTTAGTTATTTGCAGATTGCAGATGTACAGGAAAGTTTGAGGGAGATTGAAAACACTTTGAATATTAAGGCTAAGGAGTGATGAAGAATGGCCGACATAACAACAGTAGTATACACTGCCCTCATAGTATTCGGTATAATCGGTCTGGCGGAGGTAGTGCTTGCGTGGTACGACATCCATGGACGAGACAAGGCCGATGATGAGATACAAGAGCAGTGGTGTAGTGAAAATATTAAACATTAATTAATTTATCAGAAAGGAATAGGTTGTGCGCACATAAAACCGAGGTTTCCTTTTGGTAAGAGAAAATGTTAGATTTTGGATATTACAACATGGATTGTATGCAAGGAATGAAAGAATTTCCCGACAAGTATTTTGACCTTGCGATTGTAGACCCACCTTATGGGATTGGAGAAAATGGGGATAAAAACCATACAAGAAGCGGGCTGGCGAAAGCAAATGATTACAAGGCTTTTAGTGGAATGGATTTAAAGCCACCAAGCAAAAAATACTTTGATGAACTTTTTAGAGTTTCAAAAAATCAAATTATATGGGGAGCAAATCATTTTATAAGCAAAATGCCGTTTGATAGTAGTTGTTGGATTGTTTGGGATAAAGATAATGGGGATAACGATTTTGCTGATTGTGAGCTTGCATGGACTTCGTTCAGTACTGCAGTAAGGAAGATTAAATATAGGTGGAACGGAATGCTTCAGCAAAACATGAAACTTAAAGAAAAGCGCATACACCCAACGCAAAAGCCAGTTGCATTGTACGAATGGATTTTAAGCAGATACGCAAAAGACGGAGATATTATTCTTGATACTCATGTAGGCAGTGCGAGTAGCTTGATAGCTTGCTATAACACTAACCATAAATTTGTTGGGTTTGAGCTTGACGAATACTATTACAAAGTATCAAAGCAGAGGTTAGATACCGAGATGGCACAAATGAGATTAAGTGATTTTATGTAGAGGTGAAACAATGAAGCACTACAAGCCAATTAAATGTGTAGTCTGTAGCAAGATATTTACACCGACCGCAGCTAACCAAAATACGTGTTGTGAAGCACATAGAGAGCAGAGAGCTACGGAATTAAGAAAAATCAGAGAAAAGAAAAGGCTCAAAAGAAAACCTGTTAAGAAAAACAAACTTGCAGAAATCTGCGAGCTTGCTAAGAGTAAGGGCATGAGCTACGGACAATACATGGCAGAGCAGTATAAAAAGGAAGTGATGATAAGATGAACAGCAGAACTATAAGTGATATAGAGCCGATTGAAAGACAATGTGTATACGAGGACAACAAGCCATGTAACAGCTCGTGCCGATACTCAAAAACTTGTATACACAGTGCAAACAAAACCGAAGAATAGGAGACAGGCTTATGAAGTTTTCAAAACTTACTAAGCCGGAACTTGAAGAAATTATGAAAAATGCCAATTTCACAGAAGAGGAAGCGGAAGTTTTTGAGTTGCTAGTTGCTGACAAAAGCCTTGAAGAGGTATCGCAGAGACTATTAATTTCAAAAACAACCACTTCCCGGAGAGTGGCAGACATTAAAGAAAAGATAGAAAGGAGTCAGGCGATGATTAACAAAGTGCCAATATGGGAAAAAGTAACGCTGACGATTGATGAAGCTGCGGAATACAGTAACATCGGAATTAACAGAATCAATGATATGCTTAATAATCCCTCGTGCCCTTTTGTACTTTTTGTCGGGAGAGGTAAGCGATTAGTCAAGCGCAAGGAGTTTGAAAAATACCTTGAAAAGACAGACAGCATATAAATAGATATATTGAATTATAAGCCATTATGTAGTAATATAGAAATTATCATATAATGGCTTTTGATTTTGAAAGGAGCCATAAATCAGTATGGGAAAGGATTTGAGAGGAAAAGAGCTGGGAGTCGGAATAACCCAGCGTAAGGACGGACTTTATCAGGGCAGATATAAAGATAGGTTCGGTAAGAGCAAGACAATTTACAACAGCAAATTGTCGGAACTGCGGAAAGAACTTAGTAAAGCAGTGAGCGACAATCAACAATTCACAAGTGTTAGAGACAGCATTACCCTTGATGCGTGGTTTGACAGGTGGATGAATGTATACAAGAAAAAGAGAGTGCGCCCCAATACCATTAGGGAGTATACGCATATATATAAGAAGAACATTTCACCATACTTAGGAAACCATGAAATAACATCTATTCGCAAGTCAGACGTGCAGTTACTTATCGACAAAGCTTCTGACGATAACTATAAGTATGAGAGACAGAGCAAAATCAAGGTTATTTTAAATGACATGTTCAGTAGAGCTATGGAAGATGACCTGATGATTAAGAATCCGTCGAAAGGTGTAAAGCTGAGAGCAGACAAAGAAGTTAATGCCTTTGCATTGACAGTAGAGCAACAGAGCGAGTTTTTTGAAGCGTGCAAAGGCACTTTTTACGACAACATGTATAATGTGGCAGTTAATACAGGCTTACGTCCGGGAGAACTGTTTGCGCTCACGATTGCAGATATACATATGGATGAGGGATATATTGATGTTAATAAGACACTTGTGTATCAGAAATACCTTGAAGATAAAGGCAAGACATTTCATGTTGAGCCACCAAAAACCAAGCAGAGTTACAGACACGTACCAATTAACAGTGTGTGCAAGGAATATTTGACGAAACAATTTGAGCTTAAAAAGATAGTTTCGACACGCAGACCCAAGGAACAAAACGAATATTTGTTTGTTACAAGGTTTAACACACCAATTAATTCGGTTATATACAGCGACTCTATACGTTCAGTTGTAAGACGGATAAATGATACAAAGAGCAGTGACAATGAATTTCCATTTTTTAGCGGTCACACATTCAGACATACGTTTGCGACAAGATGTTTTGAGTCAGGGATAGAGCCGAAAGTCGTTCAATCATATTTGGGTCATGCAACACTGAAAATGACAATGGACTTGTATACACATGTTACACCTGAAAAATCGTTTGCTGACATTGAAAAAATCGTTAGCACCGACAACAAAATCATAGAATATAGAAGAAAATGTGTGTAGTAAGTGTGTAGTAGTACACACTCTCAATTTACAGAATGTTGAAAAATCAACGCTCGTAGGGCATTTTTATACTAAAACTGGTAAAATTATTATGTATATCAAGGAGTGCCATACGATTTCGTAAATAATGGCGCAATCCTAGGAAAATAAAGGGTCTGCGGGATTTTCGTAAAATCGTAAAAAATATAAAATTCTATGTATTTTAATGTATTTTAATACCAAAAGTGTGTAGTAACTGTGTAGTAACCACCCCAAAAAGTGTGTAGTAAAAATTGTATATAGAAAAGCCATTATATGACACAAATATGAGAAGAACATGGAAATGCTCTTCTCTTTTTTTATGCCACAATTTAGGCATAAGGAGATGATGTTATGTTTGACGATGAAGTAAGAGAACAAATATTTGCAAAAAGTGAGTTACAAAAAATCGACCTAATGACATTATCCCTTGTCATTAAAGCGATAGAGGAAGTTTTGGAGGATAGCAAAGATGAACATGCCGTATCAGCAACCAATGATGAATTATACACCTAATTATGGAGCATATCAGTACAACCCAATGGCAAACTATCAGAGATACCAACAGCCCGAACCGACACAAGGAATAAGCGGTAGAGTAGTACAAGCAGTTGAGACTATTAATCCCAATGAGGTGCCAATGGATGGCAGTGTGGCATTTTTCCCAAAACAGGATTTAACAGAGATATACGCTAAGAGCTGGAATGCTGACGGAACAATACGCACATTGACTTTTAAACCGGTTCTAAATGGTAAGACAGACATTTTATCGGGTGACACGGAAAAGCTTGAATTTGACCTATCAGAGAAAGCCACAGAGGGTATTATGGCAAAGCTCAACGAACTATCAGAGAAAATTGAGCAATTATCTTTAGGGGCGCAAAGAAAAACTCCACGAACACAAAAGGAGGGTGAAAAAGCATGAATGTAATGGGAATAATGCAACAGATAATGAGCAATAATCGCGTAATGGGAAATCCAATGATTAAGAATGCAATGAGCATGGCTCAAAGTGGAAACAGCAAGGGAATTGAGCAAATGGCAAGAAACCTATGCAAAGAAAAGGGCATTAATCCTGATGATGTAATGAAGCAGATTAGAGGTAATTTTGGGATATAGCATATGAGAGAATGCGCGCAACTCTTTATGAAATAAATTTTGGAGGTAAAACAGATGTTCAACACAGGAAATTGTCCAAGCATACCTATCGTGGCGAATTTGGACGGAAACAACGGAAATAACTGGAATGACGGCTCATGGCTTTGGTTCCTTATCGTAGTATTTGCGATATTTGGGGGCTGGGGTAACGGCTTTGGCGGTTTCGGTGGCACTAATGGTGGTGTCGGTAGCGAAATTCAGAGAGGATTTGATAATTCAGCAGTTATCAGCAAGTTAGACGGCATTTCCAACGGACTTTGTGACGGCTTTTATGCCATGAACAACAGTATGCTCACAGGCTTTAACGGCATAAACACAAACATTATGCAGACCGGCTACGGCATACAACAGGCAGTAAACGCTGATACAGTTGCCAATATGCAGAATACCAATGCTTTACAGTCACAGCTTGCTAACTGCTGCTGCGAGACGAGAGAAGCCATTCAAGGTGTAAACTACAACATGGCAACTAACACTTGTGCTTTACAGAACACAATGAACAATAATACAAGAGATATTATTGACAGCCAGCAGGCAGGAACTAGAGCAATCCTTGACTTCCTGACAAACGACAAGATTGCAACCTTACAGGCAGAGAATAACGATTTGAGAAGAGCAGCTTCACAGGATAGACAGAACGCACTTTTGACTACTACAATGGCAGCACAGACAAATCAGATTATTGACGCTGTAAGACCTACACCGGTTCCTTCATTCCCGGCTTCTAACCTTTATGGATATGCTTATAACGGATGCGGATGCAATACAGGTTGCGGATGCTAAACAATTAAATAATTGAGTATCTTAATTGAGTTAACTCAATCTAAACCGATTAAAAATCGTTTTTAGTCGAGGATTAGTCCAAGTTTAGTCGAGAGTTAGTCGAGATTATGTCTGCTAAGCAGTATTACTTATAACCCAAGGGCAGACTATAATGTTTGCCCTTATTTTGTGAAAGAGAGGTAATAAAAATGGCTGAATTTTCAAATGTTGCAACACAGACAGTTGCAGTAAATGGGAATGTATTATTTACAGATGCACCAACATCTGTATGCAATAAAGGATATATTTCGCACAGAACAGGAAGCGGATTAATTAACCTTAAAGGCGCTACCAACACTTGCAAAGCAAAGTACAGAGTAGAATTTAACGGAAATATTGCAGTTCCTACAGGCGGAACCGCAGGAGCAATTTCATTAGCTATTGCTGTCGAGGGCGAGCCGGACTTATCTACACTGGCAATCTCTACACCAACAGCAGTTGAAGCATTTAACAATGTGTCTATGGCAACAGATGTATGGCTTCCTTGCGGATGCTGTCAGGCAATTTCTGTCAAGAATACATCTGCACAGGCTATCAGTGTTGCAAATGCTAACATCACAGTAAATCGAATTGGTTAGGGGGCGAGAGTATGCACGTTGAAAGAATACACAAAATGCAGGAGTGTCTTACAGAGAAAGCTGTCAACGAGCTTGAAAAGGGCGTTGAGAATGTTGACACTTCTGAAATGGGCGAGGTCGTGGATATGATAAAAGACCTTGCAGAAGCCGAGTATCATTCAATAATTTCCAAGGCTATGAAAAAGGCTGATGAAGAGGAAGAAGAGTACGACAAAGAACTACTAAGAAGTCTTAAGGCAGAATATGGCGAAGAAAGTGGCAGAAGATATTATGACCAATATCGCTATGCAAATGGCAGATTTGCCCCTAAAGGTCGTGGAACACGCAGAGGATATGAAGAACCGCCATATTATCACATGCCGGTAAACTACAACGACATGGAGTATATGCGTGACATGGATAAGAGCCAAGGTAAAATGTACTACTCTGAACCGGTTGCACCACATGTGAGTGAAAGCAATTATGACAGAGCAAAGAGACATTATACCGAGACAAAGGAAATGCACAAAGGAGCTTCTACAGAGGACAAAGAGCATAAAATGAAAGCTCTTGACATGTATATCCGTGAATTAAGCGGAGATATATCGGAGCTTTTAAATGACATGACACCCGATGAACGCAACCTTTTGCGCACCAAAATGAGCAATCTTGCGTCAAAACTGTAATTATTAAGGCTATGGGTAGTAATGCTCATAGCCGTTTTTAGAGGGTATAAGCATGGATATAAGAGTTAATGGTATATTGTGGCACATACAATTTAAAAAGCCCACATCAAGCGAATTAAGGCGGTCAGACGGCACAATAAGCCTAGGAGTGACCGACAATACAACTAAAACAGTAACGATAGCCGATAATGTGTCTGATTACATGACCGACAAGATACTATGTCACGAGCTGGTGCATGTGTACTCATTCTCATACGGCTGTGACATTGACATAGAGACAGAGGAAATAATCGCAGACTTTATGAGCTTGTACGGACGGAATATTGTATACACGGCTGACAAAATATTTAATTTATTGGAGCAAAAATATGGATAAAATAGACAGACTATTAGAATACATACACCGGACTAATCCGGAAATGACACGGCAGAAATTGATTGAGAAACTAGGAGAGAGTGACTACAGTGCCAAGAGTATTTATTTTTTGGCAATTCAAAATTCAAATTCCTAAAAATTTTAGGATGAATTAAGTGCCCCCGTACCTTTGACTTTTTCGATTTCAAAAATCTGTTCGCAAAATTTTACAAAAACTTGTCGAGAACTTGCAAAGAACTCGCACCACGCTTTAATTGAATAAAGTTTTCTGAAAATTCAAACATTTTCCGTGAGTTGGTGCGCCTAACTTGTAACAACTCGCGCCCGGCACAACTTGCCACGGCTTGACGGCTCGAACCTCTACAGATATATTACAAGGCATTGTAAACGGCTTGTTTTGTGACTTATTATAGCGCACTCGATAAATCCACGCTAACACGTTTAAAACCCCTTAAATCGTCAAATACACGGCTTTAAATGTGTATATCATAAAATCATAAACCGCTTTTATTAATTTGTCAATGTACTACAGCACCCGGACTTATAGCCGGATAGCTTGCAACAGCTCAACGGCTGCGCGCTTGATTTTAGGCACGCTAAAAAGGGATATAAAAATATCCCTAATGGTAACAAGTGATATATTTCCCAGCTTGATAGTCACAAAATAGCGTGACCGGGTGAACGTGCGCGCACTTTTCTACAACTTGCAACCATTCACCGCCCCTTTGAACTGTGATTTTTAGTTCGTGTGACTCCATCCATTCTATGCAATCGTACTTGATATAGCTAAAATCACTTATTTTCGGCGTCTCATAGCCTAGCGCCTTGACTCGCTTATATATTTCCTTTTTTCCTAAATATTCATAATTAGACATAATGCGCCCCCCTATCTATAACAAGCCTTAATTATTGGACTTATATAGTTTTTATGGTTTAGGTAGTTATCAAAAGCCGTCCGGCGGTATTCCTTGCCACTAATAAGCGTCAAAACATCGTCACACGTGCCCGACTCTGCGACAGCCCTAAAAATATTTGTTATCGCTTTTCGTGTCTCTCGTTCGCTCGCCCGATAGCCTAATACATCCGTATATTTTCCATTGTAACGTGCTCTAATTTCCATTTCTACAGCGTCAAGACTGTTTAGCTCGTTGCCCATTCATTAACCCTCTTTTCTATTCGTGTATGGTTTATAAGTTGCTTTTTGACCTTTTCGCGATCTGTCGTGCGTTAATCTGTTTTTATAGGTGGTAACGCAAATCACCTACAAGGGCGCACAATTATTTTTTCAAGCATTGCACCTCTTGAGCCTGATATAAATATAAGGGCATTTATAAGACCTCTTGGCGCGATTATTTACCGGACGCGCGGACGGAGTGCAATATATACAGTTGTAAAGCCGTATAAAAGCACCTATGAAAAATATTGAATTGATTAATACAAGGCCTGAAAAGCCTTATATATAAAGCTAAATAGCCGGACTTGCACCGGCTGGAATACCTTTGTTAATTTGTATTGCTATTAGCTTGTAATATCCTTTACAGGAAAAGCCGCCGCAGGGCTTCGAACCCACGCAAGCCGAAACAAGGACGCCGGCCACGGCAAAAAGGACAGATAAACCGTCAATAATTTCAACAAAAATGATTTATAGCATTTTGCAACCCTTTTATACTCTTCGCAGATAAAATATCATTAAAATAACAATTATAATGGGAATAATCAATTTGAATTATTGTAAATATGTTTTCATTTTCGCATTTTGTCCATATTCCATTATTTTTTTTGCATTCAAATCCGTTGTAATTCATTAAATCACCTCACAAATTAATAAAAAAATAAAAACAAACCACCATACCCAATTACAAGGCACGACACAAAAAGCCCGAAAGCCTTTAAAAGCTCGATTAAATCTCTCATATTGTGCCCCCCTTAATTCCATGCTGCCTCATTGTAAATATTTTCATATGCCGGGAAATATTCCGGACATAACGCGCAAAAATTTAATTGCATGTTTTTGGCCTCTGTCGCTGTTTTGCCGTTGTGCAACGCTTGACAGAACATATTTACAAGTTTACTTTGCATTTTGCTAATTTTTTTCAATTTCAAGTAATCATCTAAATACATGACTGTAAAATAATAACTGTATATATTGTCTCTAATATATAAGTCCTTTGCTCTAAATAAGGACTTCAAAAAGCTCTTTTCGCTATAGCTGTCTGCGCTAAATTCATAGCCCTTAAAACCACCGCCGAAGTTTACAACGCTATAGTTTAAATTATTTCTTTTTGCTATTTTTTCAATTTTATATCTCATATATTTACACCTCTTTAATATAAAGCCGGTGAGCTTGCACCGGCTTAAACGCTAATTATTCGTTGTCGCTGTCTTTCCAACTTGCCGGAACTCCGTCCCAAGCTGTCCCAAAATGTGTTACGCCTAAAATATAAAGGTCTAACGGCTCGCAATAATAAACGAGTTCGTTAGTATATTCGCTCAATCTCTCGGCATCGCTGTAATTGATGATAAAATACTGGAATACATCCAGGTAACAATCGTCCTCTTCGTTGTAGTCGGTACCACAATAAATATCGAACTCAAAGCCGTTTGAAACTAAAGCTGGCATGATGTCATTATTTAATACTAAATCGTCACAACAAAAATCAATCATTGCTCTGTAGTCTTTTCTTGTCTCTTTTAATCTCTCTAATACTTCCTTGCTCATGGTTTACACCTTTTCCCACGTATGTTATAATATACGCGCCTTTCATATTATTTTGTTTGGTGCTCATCGTGTAACTTTGGTCGGCTGCGCGATGAGCTTTTTTGTTTTGTTCCTTGTCTTTCGACTTGACTATACAATACTATATTGCACGTAATATGTCAATACCTTATTGCAATAAAAATTGAAAAAATACTAAAATAATTATTTCAATTATTATTTCTACTATATAATGCAATAAAATATTACAATATTGTATTGCTGTATTATTGAAATAGTTATTGACATAGTAATTTAATTATTATATATTTATGTATAGCAATATTGATATATAGTAATATTGCTAGTAACTATTGATACTATTAATTAAAATAATGAGGTGCAATAAATGGACGAAAAGAAAATTATTGAAAACTATAAAAAAAGAATAAAGCGACAGAATGAAAAAGCCCGGGAAAATTGGGACTCAATAACTTGTAAATTGCCAAAGGGCACGAAAGACAGAATACAGGCGCAAGGACTTACAATTAATGGGTTTGTAAATCAATTAGTGCTGGACAAGCTGGACGAACTGGAAAACAATAACAATAACAATGAGTGCCCGTTTTAGAATTTAAAGTCGGTTTTTGTGACCGGCTTTTTATTTTTATATAATATAATTAATATATATGTGTGTAATGTGGTATATATTAATCAATACAGTTATTGTTATATATCCAATAATCCATATATTGACAAAATAAGTATATTTGATTATTATTAATTTAATTAAATTAATAAGCGGATGCCGGTTAGCTCGTATTACTTGGAATTGCTCCAGGTGGTGCGGGCTTTTTTATTTTATGATTTTGAGGTGCTAAAATGGAAAAAATTAAAGGAAATATAACTAAACATTTGATTGCTGATTTTGGCACTTTTCAGCTTTATCGGGAGGACTTCGAGAGGGCTATAGATCAGGCTTGTCAGGAATTGCAAATTGAGGATTTAAAAAGCGAGGGGCAAAGGCCTTGGAAAGCTGTTTGCAAGAGAGTCGGAGAGATTATATTCAATGATAACAGTATATTAAAAGATAAACAGCTATATGACAATACATGTATGTTAACTAACTACAATAGATATAATTATAATATATTAAATAATATATGTGATGAATATATATATATTAGTGATAAATATAATAAACTGTGTAGTACTGTTGCATTTAGTAATTGGTGTAATATAGATTGTGGTGTAATAGATAATTGGAGATTAAATAAAGAGTCAAGTCCTAAAAGTTATGAGATTTGGCAAAAATTGCAAGGAATCCGTAAAGATTGTATCAAGGATAGAGCATACGACAATAAATCCCCTGTCGGTGCTATGTTCGTTGGCAATAATGAATTTGGCATGAATCAGCCGGGAATTGGCTACGAGGCCACACAAGCGAGAGCATTAAGCGCTAATGAATTACCACAGTTAGGCGGTTCAAATAGTCAGACTATTAAAGCATTATCAGGCGATAACGTGGTTGATAATGCCAAGTAATTGTATATACAACAGATACAATTCTAAACCCTTTATTTACAAGGCTTTGAGGGCTATTGAATTATTGCAACTATGCACAAAACAGTTGTTTAGCGAAGAGTTGAAAGGGTATAGATGAATTGTATATGCAATAGATACAATTTAAAATGCCTGGTGTTTGAGAGCTGAGCAATGCCCGGATTGGGTGCCCTGGGGGTGTATATGAAAAGTGACAAACCGCCCCACTTAGCCCCCAAAATATCCACCAAAACAAAAAGGCTCTTACCCATACCTTAACCTCGCCAAGCAGTATTTATTATTATAACATAAGTTATATATTAATTAAACAACATACACAATAATAATATATATACATACAACTACGATAAAATATTAGTTATATATAATATATAACAGTAAAGAACTTCGTAAGTATAAAAACAAATAGAAGGGGATGAGAAAATTGCTCAAGGGCTTCAAAACGGAAATAAATCCGACAGTCGAGCAAAAAATCAAGATTAACAAGACTATTGGCACTTGTAGGTACGTCTATAACT